AGGCACCTTTCTCTCCCCAGCATTTTTTTCCAAGCCATTTCAGCGTTTTTCCACGCCCGACCAGCACAGGAGCAACCAATGCACGTGACCGAATCCGCACCGACTGAGCGCCTGTGGACGTTCGAGAATGCCGCGGCGCGCGACATGCCGCAGCTACGCCTCGGCTGCGCCGAACTCGCGCACCGGCTGCACCTCGACGGCCTGAACGACGACGGCGCGACGGTGCTTGAGACGGCCCGCCAGCTCGCCGAGTTCGTCGAGGGCACCGAATGATGACGCCCGCCGAGCGGCTCGCCGCGCAGCGCGAGGCCCTCGACAAGCACGAGTGGACCGAGGTCGAGGGCGACCTCACGCCGATCACGCTGCACTGCCTGGTCGCTATTGGCGAGGTGCTCGTCGAGCTGAACGCCCGGCAGGCCCGCCAGGAGGCCGCAGCGATGGGCGCCCCGTCGTGAGCGCGGTCGTCGGCGTCGTGTCGCGCACGCTCGACAGCGCGGCCCGGCTCGCCCGCGCGCTGAACGTGGCTCGCACCGTTCCAATGAGCGTGCCGTCGATCAAGCAGGGGCACGGCCGCGGGTTAAGCCTCGACCTGGTGATCGTCGACGACGAGGTGATGCCGCTCGACGACTGTGTGCTCGGCACGTTGGCCCCGGCGATGCACGCTCACGGCGCAAAGATGTACGCGGTTCGGGAGGTTGAGCTGTGATCCCGACTGTCGGCCGCATCGTTCATTACCAGTCGTACGGCACGCCTGGCGGCGAGTTCCTGCCGGAGCCGCGAGCCGCGATCGTCACCGAGGTTCACGACGAGCACATGGGCACCGTCGCGCTGTGCGTTCTGAACCCCACCGGCATGTACTTCAACCAGTGCGTCGAGTACGCGGGTGACGAGCCGACGCCGGGCTGCTGGAACTGGCCGCCCCGCAACTGATCTAGCGCGCGTAGCCCAACCGACGGATAGAGGCGGCTGGTAATTCGGCGTCAATGTGCCGGGCCTCGTCAGCCCGGCCGCGCGCAAATGGGTGTGTAGCTCAATCGGTAGAGCAGCGGTCTCCAAAGCCGCCGGTTGCACGTTCGAGTCGTGCCGCGCCCGCTTCCGCACCGGCTAACCGCCGGCAATTTGCATTTCTGCACGTCAATGCCACGAAAGGCCGTTCTGAGCTAACACGGCACCTCACCACACCAGGAGATATGACCATGCGCGCACCCGCTACTGCCGAGGTTCCTTGCCCGGCCTGCGGCGAGCCGATCACGCTCGCCCTTGGCTTTGAGTTGGCCGAGCCCGAGCCTGGCGCCACGACGGCCCCAGTGTTCGTGCGGCCCCTCGACGTGACCGAGCGTGCGCAGGAGCACGGCGAGGTGTGCCCGGTGTGGTCTGCGGGCGGTGGCCGTGATGAGTGACGCCAAGCTCGACCGGCTGAACGAATTGCGCCGGTTGCACGAGCGAATCTCGGGCGCTGTGTTCGATCCTGAGACGCCGCCGCGCGACCTCGCCTCACTGAGTCGTCGACTCATGGAGATTTCCAAGGAAATTGAGGCGATCGAGCTGCAGCGCGCTGAGCAGGGCGGCGGCCAGGCCGACGTCCCGGCCGATGAGCCGTTCGATGGTTCGGACCTGTGAGCCGCGGCTATCCGAGGTTGCTCGCCACGTAATCAAGCCCGAGGGCATCACCTCGACGTCGTGGCCGTCCGTTCGCCACGAGTGCAACGTCAACATGGGGTTGTATTTCGACCAATGGCAGGACGACCTCGGAAAGCTGGTATGCGCCAAGCGATCCGACGGCCTGTACGCCGCCGACATGTTCGCAATGTCGATCCCGAGGCAGACAGGCAAGACCTACTTTCTCGGCGCGATCGTGTTTGCCCTCTGCAAGATGACTCCCGGTACAACGGTCATCTGGACGGCTCACCGGACACGTACGGCCGCTGAGACGTTCAAGAGTATGCAGGCGCTCGCCAAGCGCGAGCAGATCGCCCCGCACATCTTGAACGTGCACACGGGCAACGGCAAAGAGGCCGTGTTGTTCACCAACGGCAGCCGAATCCTGTTCGGCGCTCGTGAGAAAGGTTTCGGCCGCGGTTTCGCCAAGGTCGACGTTCTGATTTTCGACGAGGCTCAGATCCTCAGTGAAAACGCAATGGACGACATGGTTCCGGCGACCAACGCCTCGCCTAACGGTCTGATCCTGTTCGCGGGCACTCCGCCGAAGCCGACAGATCCCGGCGAGGTGTTCACCAACCTGCGGCTGGACGCGATCAACGGTGAATCTGACGACGTTGCCTACGTCGAGATTTCAGCCGACGAGAGCGACGATCCAGACGAAGAGTCGACGTGGCGCAAGATGAATCCGAGCTACCCGCACCGGACGTCTGCCCGCGCTATCCGCCGTATGCGTAAAGCGTTGTCCTGGGACAGTTTCAGGCGCGAGGCAATGGGCATCTGGGACAAGATCAGCGTGCACGCGCAGGTGATCAAGCCGAGCCTGTGGCGCGACCTGGCCGACCCGCTCGGCCCCGAGCCCGGCGCCAAACCGGCGTCGCTCGGCGTGGACATGTCACATGGCGGCGCTATCTCGATCGGCGGCTGTTGGCTGATCGACGACGAGCTGAGGCATGTCGAGCAGGTTTGGGCGGGCACCGACACCGCGGCGGCCGTCGAGTTCATCGTCGAGCGTGCCGGGCGACGTATCCCGGTCGTGATCGACGACGCGAGCCCGGCGAAAGCGCTTGTGCCAGAGCTGAAACGCCGCCGGGTCAAGGTCCGCATTACCTATGCGGGCGACATGGCCAAGGCGTGCGGCCTGTTCAAGAACAACGCTGAGGGCGAGACCCTCACGCATGGCGATCAGCTCGACGTCACCGAGGCACTCAAGGGCGCCAAGCAAAGGCCGATCCGCGACGCGGGCGGCTGGGGTTGGGACCGGCGAGACCCGACGTGCGTAATCCATCCGCTAGTTGCCGTGACGCTGGCCCTGCTTGGTGCGCTCGACGCCCCGAAGCGCAGCGGCGGCGCGATGTTCGTATGAGAGGGGGCCGTGTGATTCCCGCTGCCTATGACGACCGCCAGCTCGACGAGCCCGACGACGAAATCGACTGGCCTGCCGACGCCCTCGACGCCGAGGCGATCGGCGAGCTGGTGCAGCGCATGTACGCCCTGCACCTCGCTGAGCGTGACTCGTTCGACAATATCCACGCCTTTACCAAGGGCGAGCGTGGCGTGCCGAGCGTGCCCGACGAGGCGAGCGACGAGGTGAAGGAACTCGCCAAGCTGTCGATAAAGAATGTGCTGCGGTTGATTTGCAACTCGTTCGCGCAGTCGCTCAGCGTGGTTGGCTACCGCTCGCTGACGGCACCGGAGAATGATCCGGCTTGGCGTATCTGGCAGGCGAACAAGATGGACGCCCGCCAGGCCGAGGTGCATCGCCCGGCCGTCAAGTACGGCGCCTCCTACGCTGTCGTGACTCCCGGCGTCGACGGCCGCAAGCCTGAGATTCGTTGCCGCTCACCGCGGCAGCTCATCGCCGTGTACGACGACGCGGTGCTCGACGACTGGCCGCAGTACGCGCTCGAAACGTGGGTCACCACGAAGGACGCGAAGCCTCGGCGCAAGGGCGTGCTGTATGACGAGCGGTACATGTATCAGCTCGACCTCGGCGAGCTGCCGCTGACGTCGACCGGGCGGCCCGAGGTGGCGACGAAACCCGTCACGCTGCGCGACGTCGAGGACATCATCCCGCACTACGGCACCGAGGACGGCAAGCCTGTCTGCCCGGTTGTTCGGTTCGTGAACGACCGCGACGCCGACGACATGATCGTCGGCGAGGTTGAGCCGCACATCGGTATGCAGAAGGCAATCAACTGTGTGAATTTCGACCGGCTGATCGTGAGCCGGTTCGGCGCCAACCCACAGCGCGTGATCAGCGGATGGACCGGCAGCAAAAACGAGGTGCTCAAGGCATCGGCGTTGCGGGTCTGGACGTTTGACGATCCCGACGTCAAGGCGCAGGCATTCCCGCCAGCGTCGGTGGAGCCGTATAACGCCGTGCTCGACGAGATGGTGCAGCACGTCGTGATGGAAGCGCAGATTAATCCGTCACAGGTCAAGCTCGTGAACATCAGCGCGGACGCCCTGGCGGCGGCCGAGCACCGCGAGCAGTTGAAGCTCGCCACCAAGCGCGAGAGTTTCGGCGAGTCGTGGGAGCAGGTTTTGCGCCTGGCCGTCGAAATGGACAGCGACGAGACGACGACCCCCGACCTGACCGCCGAGGTTATTTGGCGTGACACCGAGGCCCGCTCGTTCGGCGCCGTCGTCGACGGAATCGTGAAGCTCTCGCAGGCCGGTGTGCCGATCGAGTACCTGCTGCCGCTCGTGCCCGGCATGACGCAGCAACTCATTCAGGCGATCAAGGAAGCCATGCGCGGCGGCGGCACTCAGGCCCTCGTCGACAAGCTGCTCTCCGCCCCCGAGCTGTCGCTGCCCGACGCCCCGCCGATCGACCAGGCGCTCGCCAGCGCCGACGACGAAGGGGGCGAGGGTGACGGAGCCGAAGGCGGTACCGGAGTTTCAGGGGGCGCTCGCCCGTCTCAGTAATGAGGTGGGCGGCGCCGTCGACCGGCTGATGCCACGCCTTGGCGGCCTGACCCGATCCGAGGGCCTCGCTGTGATCAGCGACGTGTACCCGACGTTGCTCGATCCGTTTCTGTCGGCGTCGGGGGAGCTGACGGCGCAGTGGTACAGCGAGCAAACGCCGGCCAAGTTGGTTGGCGCGCAGGTCGCGGGCACAAAAGCCCTCGCCCCGGCAAAGGATTTCCTGCCTGAGCCTGCCGCGCTGCCCGATCGCCGCCAGCTCGCGGCGTCGGGCCGCTGGGCGCTGATGCAACGCAACCCTGGCCTGGCGCTGCGCGGCACTGCCACCCGGTCAGTGTTCGACTCGTCTCGCCGCACGGTGCGCGACAACGCGATCCGCGAGGGCGTCAAGTGGACGCGATACGCCTCGGCGAACGCCTGCGGGTTCTGCCGGATGCTCGCCACCCGTGCCCTAACGACCGAACGCCGCGGCGCCCCTGGCCTGTACACCAGCAAGGCGACGGCCGAACGCAACGCGCACACCGTCGATATCCGCGGCCACGATCACTGCAAGTGCCTGGCCGTGCCGGTGCGCAGCGGTGGCTACACCCCACCCGAGTACGTGAATGACTGGCTCGCCGACTACGACGCCGTGAGCGTCGGCCCCGACGGTGCACTCCGCAACGAGTGGCAGATCGCCCGGCTGATGGAAGCCCGCGCCGACGAGCGCCTCGGCAAGCCCAAACGCAAGACAGGCAGGCCCCGCAAGGCCGCGCAGCCGGTCGAGGACGTGCGCAGCACACCGCGCGAAACGGTGCGCGCTACGCAGCACCTCGTCGACACCGGCAACGAGCGCGCTGCAGCGTACGGCGCAATCGCGCACGAGCACGTGCTCACTGCGCAGCAGGTCATCACCCGCACCGACGAGGTTGTGAGCACCGCGGCGCACATCACGCAGCGCGTCAAGCTCGTGACCGACGTCGCCGACAAAGTGCTCGGCGGCGCCGTTCCGGTCGTGCGCGACGTCAAGCGCGTGGTCGACGCGGCCGACAAGGCGCTCGGCAGCGCATCGCAGGTCACAGGCGGTGCGCGTCAGGCCGCGGACATTGCCGCACAGGCCATCGACAGCACGGTGCAGGTTGCGCACGGCGCCAAGCAGATTGCCGACGAGGTGCGCGGCGTGCTCGACGAGGTGGGCCTCGTCGCTGCCGGTCTGCGCACGCTGTTCACGGATACGCGCGTGGCTGTGCACGACACGGTGCGCGACGCACGCAACGTGCGCAGCCTGTCGGACCTGTCCGAGCAGATCGGCGCAGCGACCGACACCGCGCGGCACATCGCCGACGACGGCCGTGCACTGATCGACCGCGCCAAGGGTGCCGCCGACGCAACGCAGGGCATCGCTCAGGGCGTCCGCGAGATACCGGAACTGCTGCGGCAGCCGATCGCCGACGCGCAAGAGCTGGCGCAAACCATCGTCGGGGCCGCCGGTGACGCCGGTCAGGCTGTCGACGAGCTGCAGGACGTCGCGCGTGCGATGGGCAAGCTGATCGACGCGGTGGCCGGTTCCGCCGGTGAGGACGTTCGCCAGGCTGCCCGTCAGGCTGCCGACGACCTCGGCCGCATTATCGGCGACCTGTTCAAGGCACCCGAGGCGCCTCGCGTGCCGGTGTCCGTCATGTCAGAACGCCTCGACGTGCCGGGCGCTCGCGTGCTCGGCGGCAGTCAGCCGGTCCCGGCGATCGCCGAACGGGTCGGACTCAAGCCGATTGACGCACCCGAGGCCCGCCAGGCGCTCGACGGCCGCCCGCCGATGAAAGCACTTGAGGCGGCACCCGAACGCCCGCCGGTCGCCCCGGTGGTCGACGACGTGCTCGACGTCGAGGTCGTCGAGGCCCCGGCGCCTGCCACGCCGAAGCCGAAGCCCGCAAAGCGGACGCTCGACGAGGTAGAGGCCGAGTTTCAGGCGGCCGTCGAGGCTGGCGACGACGCAGCGATCGACGCCCTGGTCGCCGAAATGGAGAAGCTCGAAGCGGCCGAAAAGAAGGCCGCCGAACGCGCCGCCGCGAAAGCCGCTGCGAAGCAAGCGGAAACCGAGGCCAAAACCGACCGACTGCTTGAGCTGATCGAGCAAGGTTGGGATCCGGCCGAGGCGGAATCCGAGGCGTTCGGCCTGTCGGTCGAGTTCATTCGGCGCCGCGACTTCATGGCTGAGGCTCGCGCTGCTGGGCATGAAGGCCGATCGTTCGACGAGCTGCTCGGCTGGGTGTTCGAGGAGCGCATCACGGAGGCGTATTTCGCCGCCGAGGACGCGACACGCGGGCAGATGCTCAAGCGGCGCTACGGCCCCGACGGCATGAACGTCGATCCGCGAAAGCTGTGGACCCTCAACGAAACAACGGCCCGCAAGTACATGTCAGAAGAGATGGCCGAGTGGTTCGACCAGCACGGCCGCATCACTCGCGCTGCACTCAAGGAGGCGATTTTGGCCGGTCGCGGCAACTGGCGTAGCGCAATGACCGCGGACTTTCTGCAATGACCCGCGACGAGCTGGTCGCCGCGTACCAGGCGGGGCGCGCGGCGGCCGTCGGCGACACCAACCCGTACGACGGCCTCGGCGCCCCGGCTCGACTGTGGCGCCGAGGTTACCGCCAGATGCTCGCCGCCCGGCTCATGCAATCACCCGCGCTGCAGGCGTATCTCAACGCCCGCAAGGACTGAGCACGACCCCTCACAACTGAATAGGAGACACACGAAATGTCCGAAATCACCCCGACTGACGGCGCCGACGGCGGCGAGAGCACCGAGGCCCCCGAAGGCGGCGCCCCGGCCGCCACCGACGCCCCCAAGGCTGACACCCCGAAGGCGTACACGCAGGCCGAGGTCGACGCCATGCTCGCCCCGCTGCAGACTGCCGCCACCGAGCTGCAGACGATCAAGGACGGCGAAAAGACCGAGCTGCAAAAGGCTCTCGACCGAGCCGCGGCGGCCGAGGCCCGCGCCGAGACCGTCGAGTTTGAACGGCTGCGCGACAAGGTCGCCAACCGCGAGGGCAAGCGCGTGCCGGTCGCCTCGCTGGTCGGCAAGACCGAGGCCGAACTGATCGCCTCGGCTGACGCGCTGATCGCCTGGCGCGACGAGAACGCCCCCAAGCCGCCCGAGCAGCCCAAGCAGCAGAAGCGCAACCCGGCCGGTAGCGGCGGCGGGTTCAAGAGCGGCGCAACCGGCTCCGACGGCGGTTCGACCGACCCGAAGGTGCGCGCCGTAGAAGCGTTGCGGCGCTTGCGCTCTGGCAAGTAGTACCCACTTCCCAACACTTCCGCACGAGGGCCGACCTCGGCGGTTGATCACAACTGAATAGAGAGAGAGGCCGCTATGGCTGACATTTCCCGCGCCGAGGTCGCAACCCTGATCGAAGAGGGTTACAGCCACTCGCTGCTGGCCGCCGCCAAGCAGGGCAGCACCGTGCTGTCGGCATTCCAGAACGTCAACATGGGCACCAAGACCACGCACCTGCCGGTCCTGGCGACCCTGCCCGAGGCCGATTGGGTCGGCGAATCCGCCACCGACCCCGAGGGCGTCATCAAGACGAGCAAGGTCACCTGGGCGAACCGCACGCTGGTCGCCGAAGAGGTCGCCGTGATCATTCCGGTGCCCGAGGCCGTGATCGACGACGCCACTGTCGAACTGCTGACCGAGGTCGCCGAGCAGGGCGGCCAGGCGATCGGCAAGAAGCTCGACCAGGCCGTCATGTTCGGCATCGACAAGCCCGCATCGTGGGTCTCCCCGGCGCTGCTCAAGGCCGCCACCGACGCCGGGCAGGCCATCGCCCACGTGTCCGGTGTCGCCAACGAGTACGACCTCGTGGGCGCCTCCAACAAGGTCGCCGAGCAGGTCGCCCTCGCCGGTTGGGCTCCCGACACCCTGCTGTCGAGCCTGGCGCTGCGGTACCAGGTCGCCAACGTCCGCGACGCCGACGGAAACCTCGCGTTCCGTGACGGTTCGTTCCTGGGCTTCAATACCCACTTCAACCGCAACGGCGCATGGTCGCCCGAGTCCGCGGTGGCCTTCATCGCCGACTCCTCGCGCGTCAAGATCGGTGTGCGCCAGGACATTACCGTCAAGTTCCTGGATCAGGCGACCCTCGGCACCGGCGACAATCAGATCAACCTCGCCGAGCGCGACATGGTGGCGCTGCGCCTCAAGGCACGGTTCGCGTACGTGCTGGGTGTCTCCGCAACCTCGATGGGCGCCAACAAGACTCCGGTCGGTGTTGTCACCCCTGACGTGACGCCTGACGAGGGCTAAGCCGTGCGCTATCGCCACGCCCTGACGGGGGCGGTCATCGGGGCACCGAAAGGCACCCTGCTGGCCGCCCTCGTCGAGGGCAACCCGAACTGGATCGAACACGAGGGGGTGGCCGGTGCTGGCAAGTCTGGACGACGTAAAGGCAGCTCTGCGGGCAATGGGAAAGCCCGAACTGGCGGAAGCTCTCGCAGCCGAGGACGTAACCGACCTCCTGCAGGAGGCGACCGACCTAGTGACGGGGCACCTGTGGCCGGGGGAGGTGCCGAGCCCGACGCCCCCGACGATCACCAGGGTGACGGCCTCGGTGGCAGCGACAGCGCTCACGAAGCCGAAGGAACTGCTGCCGGAAACGGAGAGCCTGCAAGCTGACGGGTTCGGCGTGAAGTTCACACCCGGCGCCGGATCGCCGGGCTGCTACCTGACGGCCGCACACAAGACACGCCTGCGGCCCTGGAAGCGCAGCGCTGTCTCGGTTCCCATGAGCAGCGAGAGGTACCCGTGACACTGCCGACCCCGTGGGAAGTGCAACACACGACGTACGTCAAGGTCGGCGAAAACGCCGCGGGCCAGGCCAAGACCGAGCCACGCACTCGACCCCGCAAGGTGTCGAGCTTGCGAAAACGGGTCAACGAGCCTGGCGCCGCGGCGGCCAACTCCGATCAGGTCGTCGTCGAGTACACGATGGCGACACCCGAAAGCGATTGGGCACACGGCGATCTGGTCAAGGACTGGCGCGGCCGTGAGTTCAAGGTGCACGGCGACGTCGACGACTACAACAGCGGCCCGTTCGGGTTCCGGCCCGGCTACCTCGTGACGCTGCGAAAGGTGGAGAAACGTGCCATACCGTCCGCTTGATCTGCCGTTCTCTGAGCACCGCAAGATCCGCAACCTGCCCGACCTCACCAAGGCGTGCGAGAAGCTCGGCGACAAGCTGCGCGACAAGGCGGCGGCCAAAGCCAACGCCCACACTCCCGGCGCCGGTGACGATTACGTGACCGAGACCGTGCACGGCCGCGACCGTGTGCGCGTCTACGTGCGCGCTGAGGGCGCAGCGATCGGCGTCGAGAACGACATAGCACCGCTGATGCAGGTATCTGCGGAATCGGGGCCGCGGTGACGGTACTCGTTCCGCCGGTCGGCCCGCTGACGGCCGCACGCCGGTACCTGCTCGACGAGCTGGCTGCGCGCGGTAACCCGCTGATCGTCGAGCAGCAGACTGTGCCCGAGGGCTCGCCGACGTCGTACGCGATCCTGTCGCGCCCCGGCACAAGCACCGAGGTGTTCCTACAGCACAGCCTCATTCGGGTGCGTGTGTACGACAACGACCTCGTGCGTTTGGAGCGCAACGCCGATCTGCTGCACCGGCTGCTACTGCACGCCGTGCACCGCAAGGTCGTCGTGCCCGACGAGGGCGAGGTGTGGATCACCGGCGCCACACATGAATACGGCCCTGCCGAGTTCGACGACCGGCGGGTACCGCTACCCGGCTATCAGTCGGCAGTGTTCTGGACGATCGGCCTGCGCCCCGAGCGCAGCTAAGTCGCCGGCCGTTGCCGGCCGACCTCGAGAACCGCGCTTGACGTGCGGCGATGCGCGCTGCCCGCATTCGGCAGCAAACACAACTGAATAGGAGACAACATGACGCAGCCCACTCCGCCCTCGGCGCTGGGCGACGCCACCAAGGTGTTCGCAGCGTCGCCGTCGGACCTGGAAACCGTTGGCGGCCTTTGGTTCGCGCCGTTCGGCACCGCGCTGCCGACCGACGTCGACGAGCCCCTCGCCGACGCATTCAAGAACCTGGGTTTCGTGTCGGCCGACGGCGTTACCGTCAAGATCGACAGTCAGACCACACCCATTGAGGTGTGGGGCGGCGACGAAATCGGGGCGCTGCGAGACAAGTTCAGCATCGAGTACAGCATGAGCCTGTTTCAGGTGCTGTCGCCCGAGGTCAACGCGGCCATTTTCGGCGCGGGCAACGTCTCGACTGCGGCGGCTACCGAGGCGCACGGCGCCCGCATGAAAGTGCTGATCAACTCCAAGCTGCCCAAGCGGTGCAGCCTGGTGCTCGATTCGGTGTACGAGGACAAGATCATTCGGCAGGTGGCGCAGATCGCGCAGCTTTCGGGCCTGGCCGACATCAAGCTCGTGCACAACGCCCCGATGGCGTTCGAGCCGACGTTCAAGGTGCTCAAGGGCACCGACGGCAATCACGTCATCCAGTACAGCGACGACGGTCAGATCATCGCCGCCTAGTCGCTCGATAGGCCAGCACCCCGCGCGTTTTCCTGGTGGCGCGCGGGGTGCTCTCTCGTTCTACCAAAACACCAGGGGCACACCAGGAAACACACCAGAGAGGCAGTACCAGCATGGCAAAAGAGACCAAGACCAACGAGACCGACGTCGACGAAACCGCCGGGGCTGTCGTGGCTACCGAGGATGAGCAGGCCAGCATCGCCGAGAAGTGGGCCGACGACTACGACGAGGGCACCGAGCTGTTCGTCGGCAAGTTCGACGCTGACGACTTCGACACCGACTACGGCGTCGCCGACTTCCCCGACGGCGCAACGATCGCCGTCAAGCGCTGCCTGCGCAAGCCCCCGCCGGGATGGATTCGCCAGCACGCGCACCTGTCCGACCTTGAGCGCACGTTCGCTCTGATCGAAATGCACGCCAGCGACCGGGCTCTCGAAATCCTCGACAGCCTGCAGCAGAAGCCGTGGGACGACTTCGTGGAGCGCTGGGGCCGCGACGGCGGGCTGATCGAGGGAAAATCGCGCAGGTCTGCGCGGCGGCGCGCCAGGTAGAGGACGCAATACGGCGTGACCTGATCGTCGCCGGGCGCGAGTTCGACGACGGCACAATGTCGTGGGACGACCTGTACGCATTCATCTTTGCCTCGCCGCCAACGTCGGCAATCTTCCACGCCTTTGAAAAGGGCTGGAATACAACCGATTACCTACTCGCGCACGTCATTGACGCGCTGCGGGTGGGCCTGTGGCAGCGCACCGAGGATGCAACCAAACCGAATCCGCGGCATGTGCCCGAGCTGTTCCCGCGGCCCGGCGACGACGAAAAGGCCACCGACGGCGGCGAGTACGTCCAAGTTGGCTCGACTGTGGCGACCAAGACAACGGTCGGCAAGTTCCTAGAAATGCGCGCCGAACGCGAAAAGCGTTGGCGCGAACGGAAAAAGGGCAAGAGCAAGGGGGCGTAATGTCCGCAACGTACTACCTCACAGTTCTGCCTGAGACGAGCAAGCTCGTTCCCGGTATCCGAACGGCAATGAAGGGCGCCGAAAAGGATTTAACCCTGCAGCCCAAGCTCGACACCCGCGGCGCCGCTGAGGCGGGCCGCCGTGCCGGGCGCGAAATGCAGGACGGTATCGAGCAGTCGGCCCGCGGTTCTGGCATTGGCCGGTTCCTGCGGGCCGACGGCGCTCGTTCAGTAGGGCAGCAAGCAGGCAGCGAGATTAACGCGGGGCTGCAGTCGGCCGACGTCGGCCGCGGCCTCGGGTCGCAGCTCGCATCGAACCTGACGAGCGGCGCAATGAACCTGGGCCGCAACGTCGGCAGCATGATTGCGACTGGCCTCAAGGCGACAGCGGTTGTCGGCGGCACGGTCGCCGCCGCGGGTATCGCGGGCGCGCTGCACGCCGGTATGAGCCGGTTGACGGCGATCGACGATGCCAAGTTCAAGCTGCAGGGCCTCGGCAACGACACGCAAAAAGTCCAGAACATCATGGACAACGCCCTGGCCGCGGTTGATAAGACGGCGTTCGGGCTCGATGAGGCCGCCACCACAGCGGCGTCCGCGGTGGCCGCCGGTATCGAGCCGGGCGAGCGGCTGACCGGCTACCTGAAAAGCGTCGCCGACACCGCGGCTATCGCGGGCACGTCAATGGCCGACATGGGCGCAATCTTCAACAAGGTGCAGACCTCCGGCAAGGCGTTCACTGGCGATCTCAACATGCTTTCTGACCGCGGCCTGCCGATATTCACTTGGCTGCAAGAGGAATACGGCGTAACCGGCGAGGCGCTCTCGAAGATGGTCAGCGAGGGCAAGGTCGACGCCGCGACATTCCAGAAGGTTGTTGCCGAGCGTATCGGCGGCGCTGCTCAGGAAATGGGCGGCAGTATCCGCGGCCAGCTCGCCAACCTCAAGGCGTCGTACTCGCGTTTCGGCGCTGAGCTGGCGGGGCCGATCTTTGCGGCCGTGTCGCCGTTAACCACTGCTTTCACAGGCGCTTTCAACAAGATCACGGCAGCTATCAAGCCGTACACCGCGCAGTTGACGGCGATCATTGGGCCGTGGGCAACTGACCTCGGCAACAAGATCACGGCGTGGCTCGACAACGGCGGCATTCAGAACGCAATCGACTGGATGGGCCGCTTGGTCGACCGCGTGCAGGCGTTGCGCACGGGCGAGGGTCGAGGCGATGCGCTGCAGTCGATTTCGGATTCTGTCGGCAAGCTCGGCCCGGCGCTGCAGCAGGCTGGCCCGGCGCTGCAAGGCGTCGGATCGGCATTCGCGCAGTTCGGCCGGACGATCGCCGAGATTGGACCGGCGACGCTTAGCGGTGTTCTCACTCCCGCGTTGAACCTGCTCGCCGGTGCGCTGAAATTCGTTGCAGATAACGCCTCGTGGGCGGTGCCGGTTATCGGCGGGCTCGCTGCGGCGTTCCTGGCGGTGCGTGCTGCGACCGCGGCGGCTGCACCGTTCATGCAGGCGTACACGGCGACGTTCAACCTGATTCGCAGCCCGGTCATTCTCCTGCAGGCGCAAGCGCAGCGGCAGCTCGCCGCCGCGATGACGCAGCACACGGCCGCCCTGGTGGCGAACACTGGCGCTCAGGGCACAAACACGGTCGCGCAGAACACCAACGCCGCGACCTCGGTTCGCTCGCGTGTCGCCGCGATGGCCTCGGCCGTCGCCAGTCGCGCAGCCGCAGCCGCGCAATGGCTTTGGAATGCTGCCCTGACTGCAAACCCGATCGGCCTCGTGATCGCCGCGGTGGTCGCTATCGGCGTCGCATTGTGGGCGTTCTTCACCAAGACGGAGACCGGCCGCAAGCTCTGGGACAAGATTTGGACCGGGATTAAGACGACGGCGGTCGTAGTTTGGGACTGGCTCAAGGTCGCATTCGACTGGCTCGGCGAAAAGCTCACGTGGCTATGGCAGAACGTCGCGGTGCCCGCATTCGAGGGCATCAAGGGCGCCGTCGAAACATTCTGGAAGGGCGCAAAAGTCGTCTGGGATGCGTTCACAACGGTGCTCGACACGATCGGCACCAAGGTAGGCGCGTTCAAGGACGGCATCGTGTCCGCGTTCAACGCCGTGAAAGACGTTGTTACGTCGGTGTGGTCGGCCATTGGCGGCATCTGGGACAAGATCGTGGGCGGTATCGGCACTGTCGCTGACGCACTCAAGGGTGCGGGCGGCACGGTGCTGCGGGCGTTCGGCCTGGGCGGCGCTGCCCGCGGTGGCTACATCGAGGGCGGAATGGCACGGTACGCCAACGGCGGCCAGATCAACGGCCCCGGTACCGGCACGAGCGACAGCATTCTCGGGTTCCCGGCGATGGTCCGCGTGGCTAACGGCGAGTTCGTCACCAACGCCCGCACGACCGCTCAGTACCTCCCGCTGCTGCAGGCGCTCAACGCCGGTATGCCGCTGAGTGACGTACTGGGCAAGCTGCTGCCGCGGTTCGCCGACGGCGGCCTCGTGTCGGCCGACGAGCTGGTCGACTTCGCGCGTGGCGTCGAGGGCAAGCCGTACGTGTGGGGCGGCACCAACTGGGGCGACTGCTCCGGTGCTGTCTCGGCGATCGCCAACTACGCGACCGGCCGATCGCCGTTCGGATCTCGTTTTGCGACGGCGACCGAGGGCGACGAGCTGGCGGCACGTGGGTTTAAGCCTGGCCTCGGCCCGACGGGCTCGCTGCAAATCGGTTGGTACAACGGCGGTCCCGGCGGCGGGCACACTGCGGCAACGCTGCCGGATGGCACGAACTTTGAAATGGGCGGTGCACGCGGCAACGGGCAGTTTGGTGGCTCGGCTGCGGGTGCGGCTGATTCTGAGTTCACCAACCGTATGCACCTGCCACCCGAGGCGTTTACGGGCCTCGACGGCGGGGCGCCGACGGTCGGGTCGAGCACCTCGGCCCGCGGTGCCGGTACCTACACGGCGGCGACAAGCTCGCAGTTGAGCGCGTCGTCGCGCAAGGTCGACACTGCCCGCACGTCGGCCAAGAACGCCGACCAGGCCGTCGACGACGCCACCTATCGGCGCGACAAGGCGCAGACGCGGCTCAACGAGGCCAAGGGCAAGGGCAAGGGCGTCGACGATGCTCAGCACTCGCTCGACGTCGCCAACCGCGAGCTGGCCGACGCCAAGGAGCGGCAGGCCAAGGCGCACGACAAGGTGACCGACGCAATGAGCGCCGACGAGGAACTGCGCACCAAGGGCAAGTTCAAAGAGGGCTCGTCGTCGTCGAGTGGCGACGGCCTGTCTGGTGCGGACTTTGGCAAGACGTTCGTATCGGGGGCGCTTGAGTCGATCGGCCTCGACGGGTCGCTGTTCAGCAATCCGCTTGAGTGGCCGACGGTTAAGTCGCTCATGGCGGGTGTGAACTACGCGGGCGGCCTGCTCGCCAACGGCACCGGCGCCGCAACAAGCCCCGGTGGCTTCGCTGACGGCGTAGGCCAGGCGGTCGGGCTCGATGGCCTCATGGCAGCGCTTCCGGGCGCTGTGGGCGATCCTGCGGCCGGTTGGACACCTCAGAGCGGCAGCCCCGCGCTGGCGCCCGGTCAGTTCAACCCGGCGATTGCAGGCGGCGGCCCCTCGATCGCCGAGGGCGTCGCCAACGCCATGAGTGCGTTTGCACCGGACACCACGCAGCACGGGCAGGGCGGGGGAGCTGAGCCCGGCCCGGCGGGAGACGTGAATTTCAACGGCCCCGTGGGCATGGACCCGCAAGCGCTGCGAACCGAGTTCCGCACCGAGCTGAACGCGCGTTCGCGCTACAGCGGCAGCTCCAACACGAAGTAAGCAGCTAACGGCCGGCGAGCCGCCGATCTGGTCTCTGACCTGCGGCGGCTCGTCGCGCCAGCTATCGAACTTTCACAACTGAATAACGGGGTGAGTGAGCCGTGACGCTTGGCGGCATCCATGACGATTTCTATCTCGATCCGCCGCGGTACACAGATGACGCCTACGGGCGACCGCTGTACGGCCCCGAGAATCCGGCGCACCCGAGCTGGCGGCGCATGTCGCACTGGGGCGACCTCGGCCGTAACGGCGAGTACCTGCGGTCAACGCAGACGAAGTGGGTCTATATCCACCCGAGCAACAACAAGGTGTGGCACCTCGCCGGGCCTATGCGCGGCCGTGAGGGCGTCGTGCTGGCCAAGGAACTTGAGGGCGTCATGCAGCCCGAGTTTGAAATTCTCTACAGCGAGGGCGCCTATACGATCGGCGCCAAACCCGAGCGGATCAACTACAAGAAACGCACGATCAGCCTCGGCGTAGTCATCCAGCCCAACGGCAACGCCGAGCGGGTCGAGGAGCCTAACCCGTTCTCGTACCGGCTGATTGAGGACTCGTGGTGGTCGTCGCTGTCGGAGACGCAGCCCGGCTTCCTGGGCTCGTTCACCCGCACGCACGGCTGGCGGTGGCTGGCTGTGATCCTGGCCGAGGCGTCGAAAACCTCCCTCAAGATCGACCCGACGGCGCACGACAACAACTCTCAGCAGTACAACATCGTGCTGCACGCCCCCTGGCCGTTCTACGCAAAGCGCACGCTGAGCAAGGCGTGGCTGTCCGACCTCGAGAATGTCGTGGCGAACGACGGTGTGGCGCAAGGGATTATCCAGTGTCCGAACCGCGGCACCTGGGAGTCGTGGCCGAAGTACCTCGTTAAGGGGCACGGGCAAGCGTGGATTCAGGACGGCAACGACGGGCCAATGATCAAGCTGCCCAAGTTCTACGAGACGGACGGCGAGTACATGCTCGTCGACACCGATCCGACTAAGCGCACGATCACGACCGAGAAAGACCCGGTTGACGGGCAGCTCTACAAGTATCTGCGCGGGTCGCAGTTGCTTGAGCTGCTGCTGCACGACGTGACGGCCGCGCGCCTCCCGGCGCAGCGCCGCATCCCCGGCGGCATCGGGTTCGACGGCAAGATTCCGCCGCGCGAGGTCGCCAATATCAAAGTGCGGCATGACAACCCGTACGGGTCGATTACGTGCGTCATGCCGCAGCACTACCGGATGGCGTGGTCATAGATGTATGTACAGAATGGCCGCAAGCTGTGGGTGCCACCAGCGTGCGGCGCTAACGGCGTTCCCGATCCCGTCAAGAATCCGATCGAGGCGTTTCGGTACCTCGACCTCAAGCGCGAGCTGATCGACGCCGAGGCCCGCGAAAAGCCACTCATTCGGCTGTGGGACAAGGCGTTTAAGTACATCGGCACCGTGGCGGCTGAGAAGTCGGTCGACGCCGAGGAAATGCTGCACGACACCGGGCAGGGCGACATTGTGCTGCGCGGCGACGACTGGCTCGTCGAGTTCATGCGCACCGACGTGCGCCGCGAGGAGGATCTGCACGTCACGATCGACCCGTACCCGCACCGGCGTAACTGGCGGCGGCGGTGGCACGCCAAGGTCACCAACGTGCGGGTTGCCCGCAACGAGAACGGTCAGCGCACAGTCACATTGGAGTGCGCGCACAACCGCGAGCACTGGAAACACCTGCTGTTCGGGGCGACGCCTTTCAGCCTGCCCGAGGTGCAGCCTATGCGCGCCTGGCTGCTGCCGGGCAACACGCGAACGATCGTGAGCACAACGGGTTTCATCAACCTGGCGCGCAACTACTGGCCCTTGCTGGCGCTGCCTTCGCAGGTGATGAATCCCGGCGCGTGGATCGGGCAGGCGTCCAACCTCGCCAACCTCAACCCGTTGAACTGGCCGGTTCAAATGCAGTTCGTCAACCCACTATTCGATCGGTCGCGCACGAGCGTGCTCATGTCGAGGTGGTCGAACGCGCACGACGTGTGCGACGCGCTGCTCAAGTACGCCGGGTGTCACGTTCGCGCGTACTGCTGGCTGGAAGAGGACGAGGACAGCCCGCACCCCGAGCTGGCGGCGATCGTCGGCGAGAAGCTCGCCAGGCCGACGCGCAACTGCATCGTGCTGGCAGTCGAGGACATGAGCGGCACGACCGGGGTCACCGGCACGGCGATCGACGGCGTGCTCGACCTCATTGCAGTGTCGGCCGACAACATTCTCAGCACCCTGGTGCATGTCGACCGTGACGGCGACGGTGTGGACGATCCGTTTATCCGCAAGCTGCTGGGCGTCGCCCCGGCGCCGCCGGATATTACATTTCGGGATCACGAATATTCGTCGATTATCTCGTCTGAGCACAGCATGTTTCGTGCAAAGGCGCAGAAAATTCTCACGGGCGGCCGTAGCCCTGGCTGGGTAAATCAAGTTCAGACATTCGCCATTAAGTACGCCCTCTCTCAAATTTCCGCAATTATCCAAGCTGGCCCGGCTGGTGCATATCAGCAACCCGGCAGCTCGGGTTTGGAGGAAATTTATCAGGGCCAGGCCGACAATATTTTGCTGGCCTATATTCAGGTAACCGACCCGGTTCGCGCAATGCGCTCCGGACCCTATGGCTACCTGGAACATTTCGAGCAAGGCTCGGGTTCAGCATACACAGTCAGCTCGGCAATGACATTAGCTGAGGGACACCACAAGACGCGGGCATATCAGGCGTTCAAGGTGTCAGTACGTAATGGCGGGCAATTCCAGCTGTATTACGATTTCGACCTCGGTTGGCGCGCGAACTTTGAAATAGATCGCATTTTCCACACCGACCAGGTATCAGCCATTCGGCTGCACTACAACGAGACGACACCGAAAACTTTCGACCTGTCTATCGGTAGTGACTCGGAATCGGAAAGCCCGCTAGCGCAGGTGGCTCGATCGGCCGCAGCGTTCTGGAATGCCATTGGCATGTTGTTCGGATCAGGAGATATGTTCTAGTGGAAATTCCCACACTGCCGCCGCTGCCCGACGTGCCAGACCACGTGCCGGGCGCCAACTCGACGGTTGACGCGATGTACGACATTGCCGAGGCCCTCACATATCCGGTCGACAGCCGCGGTCGACGGTACGACGTGCGATTTCTCTTGCCAGTGATTGCGTATCACCTGGCACGCGCCGGTTGCGTCGTCGACCCGGCTCGGGCCGTGATCAAGAAGCGGCGCCTGCCGCCGACGGGCGGCGTCGTCGAGGATGCGGTCGACTGGGTGCCGCTCGACGCCCCCGACTCGATCGAGGACGAGCTAGACGGCGCGACCCTCGACGACCTCCCGCACCTGTCCGCGGCGGCCCAAGCCGAATTTCGACGCCGGGCGCTCGGCGAGCCCCCGGCGCCGACGGCCGTCGACGACCAGGGCGTCGACCTCGACGAGCGCGCCCCGTGGCACGTCGAAACGTCGATCACGTTCGACGACTGAGCAACCGCCGGCAAAACGTCGGATTCATACCCTGACCTGCGGCGCAGCCTCGGGTCGGCAAACAACTGAATAAGGAGCACCATATGGCCGAGCTTGCGCCCCGGCTGACGGGCGATGCGGTCGCGCTATTTCAGACCCTCCTGTCTGCCACGTGGTACGGCATCGTCGGCGACGGAAACACACCCGGCGGCATGTCGGCAACGCTGGAAATGATCGACGGCGAGGCCGTGATCACTACCGACGTTCTGATCGGACCCAAGGGCGACAAGGGCGACCCGGCGCCGCTGGTTGATCTGCAATGGCCCGCACTGGAATCCCCGACTGAGCTGGTCGAGCTGCAAGACGAGCTAGGCGAGGACGACAAGGGCAAGGGCTGGTGGATCGGCACGGTTGTCTACGTCTGGACCGGCAACCAGTTCCAGATGGTGCGGCCCGGCCCGGCGGGGCCTCCCGGCGCCACGCCTCAAATCTCGTTTGAGTTCGAGACGATCCCGATGTCGGAGCGCGGCCCCGGCGTCAAGGACGAGGTAATCCGTTCCGGCACTTCGCTTAACCCGCACATCAAGGTGCGGGCGCTGTCGCCGCAGGGGCCTGTCGGCCCGTCGACGAACATCACCGGCGCGCCGGACTACGACAACAGCGAGCCGCCGACCAACGGGCAGACGCTCGTGTGGAACTCGGTAAAAGCCAAGTGGGAGCCGTCCGACTTCACTGCCAAGCACCCGCGGCTGTACTCGGTTCCCGAGGCCGCGTTTACGCCGTTCACCGGCCCGGCGCAGCGGCAGCCGATCCTGCAGTACCAGGTTGAGCCGCAGGACTTCGCTTGGACCCCGTACGTCACCGGACACATCAAGGCGTTTGGCCTTGAGCTGGACGCCGACCCGCTGACGATCGGCGTCGAGGTGCGCCTCGGCGACCCGCTGACAGGCGAGCTGATCGGCCGCGGGTTCGGCAACTCGTCGATGTGGTCGACGATTTCGCCGCACTGGTCGACCTCGGGCGACCCCGCGACCGCGGTGGCCCCCGACAACGGCGTCGCTACCATCGCCGCCGGTCAGGCCGCGCAGATCAACGTAAACCTTTACAACGATGGCCTGTTCGGCGTCTACGTGTTCAACGGCAAAGGCGCGCAGCTCGCCATTCTCGTTGTGCCGCAAGGGGGATAGCTGCACATGCCATACACCAAGAATTACCGCACGGTCGTGCCGCTTGAGCCGGGCGTCGACCTCGAACTCGCGCGGTGGCTGGCTCGTGAGTCGTTCGAGCGTGCAGCGGAAAACATGGGCCTGACGATCGTCGAGTACGGCGAGCGTGAGGTGCCGTGGACTGACCTGCCGCCGAAGGCTGCCGAGCACCTGGCGCTGCCCGCCGATGAATACACGTGGTTCGAGTTCACCGGCGTAGGTGCGGTTTCCGAGGTTCAGATCGAGTGGCTGACTGCAGAGTCGGCCTGGCGCAACACGCAGGCGGGAGGTCGGTAAGTGCCTCCCGTCTTTGATCGCCGGTCCCTCGTCATCGACCGCAACCCGCTCGTTGGGCTGACGCCCGACCCCGGCACCCTGCCCAAGCTCGACCCGGCGATGCTGTGGAAACAGTGGATTGACGGTTTCAAGACACTGACCGGAATTGACCTATCGTCACCGGCCGCGCTCGTCGCCAGCCTCGGCGATCTGATCGGCAGCGCCCTCGATCCTGCAAAGCTGATTGAGGCACTGACAAAGGTTTTCGGGTACGTCGGCCCTCCGCTGGCCTCGCTTGAGGCCCTCGCGGCATGGGTCAACAGTCAGATTTTCGGCCTGATCGACCCGCGGCGGCTGGCTCAGATCCCGCTCGGCTCGATCGTGCAGGAGTCGCCAAACCTGTTGACCAACGGCTCGTTTACCGACGCAATTGCCATCGACGACGAGACGGGCCGCTGGGTCCGCGATACCGCGACGTACAAGTCGGCGCCAGCGTCGGCCCGCACGACCGCCGACGGCACGATCGCCGAACTGCTGAGCATTGACCTGATCCCGGTCAAGCCGAAACAGAAGCTCGACATTGCGGGATTCGTCCGCTGGGCGGGCCTGGTGGCGTCCGACGGGTCAATCGGTATCGGGCTGATGGAGTACGGCGACGCTGGCGAGCAGCGTGTGCTGATCAAGGCGCTGGACGGCGCCAGCGGCACGCAACTGACGTGGCAGAAGGTCGGCGGCCAGTACGTCGTGCCCGACACCGGCGTCGACAGTGTGCGCGTCCGACTGGTCGTCAACGACGGCGCGACCGCGGGCAACGTGTGGTACGACGAGCTGAACGCGAGCCTGGGCGCAAACCTGCTGCCTAAGACTGCCGTCGAGGGCCTGGTCGCCGAGCTGAAAGCAGCGTTTGACTCGGCCGAGGCCGCGGCTAAGCAGTTCCTCGACTTCCTCCAAAACCAATGGCAGGCGATGCTAAACGGCATCAAGGGCGGCGTCGGTGGAGCAATCGAGGACTTGTGGAATAGGTTGCTGCACTTGACACCTGACGGCCTTTTCGACGCCTCGCAGCTCGTCAACGTCGACAACATGCCGCAGCTTCCCCCGGCGGTCGTCGCAGGTATCGAGGGAATCGAGAATATCGGCGACACGATTCAGCAGGCGATCGACTACCTGTGGTCGGGCTTCCGGCGCCAAACCGGGCAAGGCAAATCGTTCTCGTCGCTGGCGCAAGCCGCGCAGGAAACATCGAACGACATTCAGACGGCCGTGCATCTGGCGACGATGCACGCGGGCATTCTCAGCGAGCGGCGCAACAAGCCCGCGCACTGGGGCCTCGCCGATACCGTCGAGGTGTCGTTCCCGTTAACCGATATTGCCTACGGCACAGGGGCGCCGACGATCCCGATAACGGCGCAGAACGCCCGCATGGCGTTCATTCGCTGCGGCGAGTCGGCCACCAAGGGCTTTGTGCAGTGGCTCGGCTACGGCACCCCTGACGCCTTCTACGTGAACGTGTACCAGATGGACGCCGAGGGCAACCTCGTGCACCTGCACACCTCGCCGAATCTGAGCAACCAGCTACAGGCCACGATCGGCTGGGAGATGTACGTTTTCGCGGGCACCGACCAAACCGAGGTCGACCCCGGCGACGTTCTGGCGGTCGAGTTTGTCGTCGAGGGCGCCAACGCATACAACATCGCCGGGTGCGTCACGTCGTGGGTGCCGGTTCACCCGTCGGCGAACACCAAACACCTTGGCGCCGTGCGCGGTGCCGCGCTGGGTGGGAGGTCACCGGCGACCATTCCGGCCGAGCTTGTCTCGTGGACGGGCACGGTGCCGTGGGTGTCGATCGGCATAAGCAACGTGCCACCGGGCTATCAGCCCCCGACTGCTACCGAGTTCGACCAGGTTGGACAGCACACTTACGAAATTCCGTTGTGGGCCAACTACGTTGACGTGATCGCCTGCGGCGGTGGCGGTGGCGGCGGCAGCTCGGCGAACTTCCTCACTGGGCAGGGCGGCGAGTGCGGGCACTGGATCGCCGTAACGCTTGTGCGGGGCGTCGACTTCGCAGAGGACGCAACGGCAATAACCGTCAACATTGGGCCTGGCGGCGTGGGTGGACCCCTCAACGCCAACCCTGGCGGCAGGGGATCGCCAACTGTCCTCACCTGGCGCAAGCCAGACGGTTCTATCGGAATTGCTACCGCGCCCGGCGGCGAGTACGGCGGCCCCGGCCCCGTGCACAACAGCAACAACCCGAACACGGCCTCGGCGGGCATGGGTGCGCCGAACCACCAGTACCGCGGCGCAACGTATTTCGGCGGCCCCGATGCGTCCTACGCGCCGGGCAGTACGCCGGGCGGCGGCGGTGCTGGCGGGTTCTCCTACTCGGCGGGCTCGGCAGGTGGCCGAGGCGCGGCGTGGATGGTCGCCCGGCAATCCGAGGACGACTGAGAGGGGGCGCTATGGCGGGATGGGGTACTGACCCGCAGCCGTCAGCGCGTGCCGGTAGCGGTTGGGCAACGTCGCCCGCCGCACCGGCGCCCCCGCGCCCCGGCTCGGTATGGCGGCCGATCGTGCACGAGCTGGCGGCGGCCCTGAGTGTCTCGACCACCGAGGCGGCCCTCGCTATCCGCGCAACGGCTGCGGCGCTGAGTGTTTCGCACAGCGACGCTGCGGCCCTACTGCGGATGACGGCCCCGGCCGCCAGCGCGAGTAGCTCGTCAGCGTCGGCGCGAGAGCACTATTTCACCGCGGCCCCCGCGGAGAGCACGAGCACGAGCAGGGCGTCGGCAGTTGTTAAGGCCGTGGCGGCGGCGCTGAACGTCAGCTCGACGTCGGCCGCCGCGGTGCTGCGGGCCGTGGCGCCTGCGGCGTCGACGAGCGGCACGTCGGCCTCGGCGGCGTTCCCGGCAATGTCGCCGGTTTCGCAACAATTCGCAACGGTCGGAACTTTCGAGTTCCCGATCCCGTATTGGTGCCGGTACGTCGACGTGATCCTCGTCGGCGCAGGCGCAGGCGGCAACGGCGGATCTGCAGCACTGGCCGCCGGGCATGGTGGCGAGGGCGGCAAGTGGGTGGCGGTCACGTTGGAGCGTGGCGTGCATATCCCGCTGACCCTGGCCGCGATCGTCTGCACCGTGCGAGCTGGCGGCACGCCGGGCGGCGGTGCCGTTGTCGGCGGTATCGCCACGGACGGCAACCCAACCACGGCGCAGGCTGCGGGATGGGCAGGGCTGAGTGCTGCGGGCGGTGTGCACCGCGAGCGGATCGGGCTGCTGCATCAACCGGGCGACGGCCCCGGCGATTTCACTTTCAAGGGCGTGCTGTACGTCGGCGGCGCCCCGACCAATAGCGGCAACGGCACAGCGGGCAACTCGCCTGGCGGCGCTGGCCGCGGCGGCGACGGCGGCGCGTTCGTCGGTTCTCCCGGCGGTGTCGGCGCACCCGGCGCGGCGTGGTTCCGCGCATACCAGTAGCAACCGCCGGCCAAATGCCGGATTCATAGCCTGACCTGCGGCGCTGCCTCGGGTCGGCAAACACAACTGAATAGGAGCGTTCTGTGGCTTCCGCAGATCAGTTCAAGCTCGACACCCTCGCCGCGATCCTCGCGCAGGGCAACCTGCTGAGCCTGCACAGTGGCGACCCCGGCAAGACGGGCGCCAGCGAGATTACCGGCGGCGGGTACGGCCGCAAGACGTTCGCGTGGGGCGCCCCGGCGATCGTGTCGGGCGGCGCCGACGACGGCAAGGCCAAGGCGACCGGCGCCACGCAGCAGATGAATGTCGCTGCGGGCGTGGCGGTCACGCACTACGGCGTACGCAAGGCCGACGGCACATTTCTGTACGGCAAGGCCCTGAGCCCCGGCGCGACTCTCAACGCGAACGGCGTCATTGACGTGACCCCGACGCACACGTACGACGGCCCGGTTTAGAACGGAGACAACCGAATATGGAAAAGGTACTGCCCTACGATCGGTCGATCGTCCCGCAGGAAACGGGCTACTGGTGCGGCCCGGCCGCAACGCAGATCGTGCTCAATTCCCGCGGCCTGGTCGTGCCCGAGGCGACCCTCGCCCGCGAGATTGGCACCACGGTGCGCGGCACCGACTACGTGGGTCTGATCGAGCGGATTCTCGACCTGCGGGTGCCCGACGCCCGGTACACGTCGGTGTACATCGAGAACGACCCCCCGACCGGCGACCAGCGAGAGACGTTGTGGCGCAACCTCAAGCGCTCGATCGACGCCGGTTACGGCGTGGTTATGAACTGGGTCGCCCCGCCGAGCAACTACCCGCGCGGCGTCAAGAACAGCGTGAGCCCCCGCTATGGCGGCGGCACCGTGTACCACTACGTCGCGGCGATGGGCTACGACGACAACCCGGCCGCGCGTGCGGTGTGGATCGCTGACAGTGGCTTTCAGCCGCAAGGCTATTGGATCTCGTTCGACCAGTGCGCGTCGCTGATCCCGCCGAAGGGCTACGCATTCGCCGACGTCGACCACCCCGACGGCCCCGAGGCGCCGGTCGACGCCGACGCGCAGGCGGCCGACGCGCTGCTGCGCCTGATGGGCGGCTCGCTGCCGTTCGCTCGGTATCAGGCGCTACTGCCCGCGGTGCGTCAGTGCCTCAACGAGTGCGAGTGCACGAGTGAGCCCCGTATCGCTATGTGGGGCGCGCAGGTTGGGCACGAGTCGGTGGGCCTCAAATTCATGAGCGAGCTGTGGGGGCCGACGGCCGCACAGCAGGGCTATGAGGGCCGCGCAGACCTCGGAAACACGCAGCCCGGCGACGGGTACAGGTTCCGCGGCGCCGGGCCGATCCAGGTCACCGGACGGCACAACTTCACGGTGCTGTCTCAGTGGGCCTACGGCAAGGGCCTCGTGCCGACCCCGACCTATTTCGTCGACAACCCCGACGAATTACGCGGCGACCGTTACGGATTCGTCGGCGTCGTCTGGTACTGGACGACGCAACGCCCGATGAACGACGCGGCAGACGCCCGCGATCTGGTGCGCGCAACGCAGTACGTCAACGGCGGTCAGAACGGAATCGACGACCGCCGCACCCGATACAACGGCGCCCTGGCGATGGGTGCCGACCTACTCAAGATCGTTAACGGAGGCGATGATTTCATGTCTGCACTGACCGCTGCCGAGCAGCGCGAAATGCTCGATCTGCTGCGCTGGTTGGCAGCACCGGAAACCGGCGAGCTGCGCAAGAAGTTCCCGAGCCGCAGCCAGTTGCGCGCCGTCGGCGAGGGCCTGGTCGACACGTGGGCTGGCATGGACCTCAACCAGGACGCCAACATTCACCTGGTCGCCGAGTACGTGCTCGCCGGTATCGGCGACCCCGACGCAATCGCCCGACTGCGCAAGCTGGCCGCGACGACCGACGCCACCCGTCGGGGGAGCGCGGCGCTCGCGCAGCGCATCCTCGACCACTACGACCAGGCGCACGAGGCCCCCGTCGAGGTCGACCCGACCCCGGCTCGCAAGGTGGCGTGTGCGCAGGGCGGTGGCGGCTGTGTCCTCGTCGCCAACGGCGGTGACGGCACCTGCGGCCTCGCTGGCAGCGAGTGCGTGCTGCGCAAGGGCGGTGCCCTGTGAGCAAGCCAATGCTGCTGACCGCCGCGGGCACCAAGGCCGACGAGTGGACCGGCTACCCGGCCGACCTCGCGCGGCGTATGGAGGATCTGTACTACTTCCAGCCAGTGCGGTACGGCCCCAACGGAATCCCGGCAATGTGGCCGATGGGCGCCTCGGCTAAGACCGGCATCGACGAGGGCGTGCGCCTGGTGCTCGAAGCCGAGGCCCGGCCATCGCGGGAGGTGCCCGACGGGTACGCCGTGTGTGGATACTCGCAAGGCGGCTGGGTCGTGTCCGAGCTGCTCGGCGAGTTCCGCACCGGCCGACTCAAGCACCTGCGCGACAAGCTGATGGCCGGTGCGACATTCGGCAACCCGTACCGCGAACTGGACGGCGATGGCGGCCGAGGAATCTCCGACAAGCGGATCGTCAACACGCCCGATTTCTGGGTCGACGAGTTCGACCGCGGCGACATCTACGCGAACGTGCCGAACAACGACGTTGGCGAGGACATGACCGCGATATTCAAGCTGGTGCGGTTCAACGGCATTGGCGACGTGATCGACCTCGGCAGCGCGATCGACCTCGGCAGCATCGCGGGCGGCCTGGTGCCGGGCGGCGGCCAGCTCGGCGGCATCCTCGGCGGCCTCGGCGGGCTACTGGGTGGCGGCGCGCGGCAGCAAGACAACATCGTCGAGCAGATCGTCGAAATGCTCAGGAGTCCGCTGCGCGAGTTCCCGGCCGCGGTGTCGGCGATCCTCAAGGGCCTGGTGTTTGTCGGCCAGAAGCCCGCTACCGCGCCACACATCGAGTACCACCTGCGCGAGCGGTCGCCGGGTGTCACCTACTACGAGCACGCCGTCGCCCACATGCGCGCGATGGCGGCATAAGGGGGCGAGAATGGCAAAGGTCGTCGAGACAATCCTCGGCATGTTAGTGCAGGTGTGGACAGGTGTGCGGCAATTCGCCGCCGAGCGTCTCGGCATCCGCACGTGGGAGGACTTGCGCCTGCAGATTCACGTGCTGTCGCCGTACGCCGTTACGGCAATGGTCACGTGGAACATCGCCAGCGAGGACAAGGCCAAGCTGATTGTCGGCCTCGTGCTCGCCGTGGCGAGCCCGGCGCTGGCTTTCTTCAACACACGTGACGGGTTCCGGCGCTGGGTGTACGGACTACTGCCGCCGCTGCAGGCGTTCATTGTTGGTTTCGGCTGGGCGCAGGATTCGACCCTGACGCCCCTCATGGCGGCAATCGTCGCACTGCTCGGCGGTGCGCTGGCGGCCTCCAACACCCCGGCGTCCCGCGGGCAGAACGATGCTCGCGCACGACACGCGGCGGTCGAGCGGTGAGCTTGTCTGACGTGATGACCGCCGAGACGTTCGGGATGATCGCCGGGTCGACGGTCCTGTCGGGTGGAGTTGTCGCGCTGCTGTCTCGGCGGCGCGACAACTTCAAGGCACTGACTGATGCGCTGATCAAGCGAGTAACCGACCTTGAGGGCCGAGTCGATACGGTCGAGACGAAGCTCGACGCCGAGCAGACCGCACACGAGCACACGCGCAGGCTGCTGGTGCAGTCCGAGGCGCTGCTCGCGGCGGCCCGTGCGTTCATCCGCAGCGTGATGCGTTGGGGCGCGGGCGATCGTTCCGAGGCGATGCCGACGCCGCCCGACGAGGTGATGGTCGAATGAGCCTCGCTGATCGTCTCGGCGACCCGCAGCCCGCACCGTCGAGCGAGTGCGCTGTGTGCCGCTGGCTCGACCAGGCCGACGAGACCGACCGTGCAGCGTTCGACAATTGGCTCGCCTCGGGCGGGTCGCTGTCGGCGCTGTGGCGGGCCTGCGCCAACGATCCGAGTAACCCGCTGGCGATCAAGCGCCCGCGGTTCTCTGAGCTGATCAACGACCATCACCGAGGGGGCGCACGTGTCGCTGTCTGACCGGCTCGCCACACCGGCGGCCACAAACGAGAAGTACCGGCCCGCGGTCGAGTTCGACAACCGCGGCGCCACGATCGACACGGGCACTGTGTACCAGGAGCCGGGCCAGCCACCCGAGTACGCCGAGATTCTGCGCCAGGTGGGCCGCGACCCTGAGCGGTTCCGGCTCGTCGAGATTCTGAGCGAGAAGCATTGGCAGGTGCCGTATCGGCCGTACGTCCGCGACGACGACGGTCAGCCGATCTTTAACGAGTTCGGCAAGCCGCGCCTTGAGGAGCAGGAATTTCGGTGGGCGGCGTCGTACAAGCTGCGCGTCGAGCCGATCGACCCCGGCGGCCCCGGCGACCTTGAGGCGTTGATCGCCGACGCCCGCAAGGTTCCGACGATCGAACCGGCGACGACCTCGCCGTACTGGTACGTGTTTCAGGCTGGCGACCTGCAGCTCGGCAAGCGGTCGCGCGACGGGTCTACCGAGCAGATTGTCGAGCGGTTCGTGCAGTCGCTTGAGGCTGCCGGTCGGCAGTACCGCGAGCTGGCGGCGTCCGTCGGGATCGCCGGTGTACAAATCTCGATGCCGGGCGACTGTATCGAGGGCGTCGTATCGCAGAAGGGCGCGAACAGTTGGCTGACGCAGGAGACGATCGCCGAGCAGTTCCGGCTGCTGCGGCGGCTGATGGTTGAGGCCGTCGACACGTTCCGCGCGGCCCCGGCCGTGTACCTCGACGTCGTGAACGGCAACCACGACCAGGCCAACCGGCAGTGGAACACCAACCCTGGCGACGGGTGGGCGACCGAGGCGGCCATCGCGGTGCGCGATGCAATGGTGCTCAACCGCGACGTGTACGGACACGTCGAGGTGCGGGTACCTGAACCGTGGTCGGGCAGCATGACGGTGCCCGTCGGCGACACTGTGGTCACTGTGATGCACGGACACCAGTCGCCCAAGGGCAAGGCCCTCGATTGGCTCGCTAAGCAGGCGGTGCACAACCAGCCCGCGGGGGCCTGCCAGGTGCTGCAACATGGGCACTGGCATGTCGGCGCCGTCGAAATGCACGCCACCAAGACGATCGTGTGCTCGCCGACGTTCGACTGTGGCAGCGATTGGTTCCGCGAGCGCCAGGGCGGCGAGTCCCGCCGCGGCGCTCTCACCTACCTGCTGCGCAGCGGCGAGGTGTCGAACCTGGGCGTGCTGTAGCAACCGCCGGCAAAAACCTCGAGCGCCTGCCGTGACCTGCGCCGATCAACCGAAACGCCGATTTCCGGCAAACATTGCGAACGCCCCTCGTCGATCCGTCGGCGGGGGGCGTTTCGTCGTATTGTTGACCTGCATACAGGCGGCCCGTATTGTTGGCATGGCAACAACGGCACAACGGGATAGGAGCCCGAAATGAGCACGGACGTAATGACAGTGCGCAAGCTGTCCGAACAGGAGGCCGCCGCTATGGCGCGAGGCAAGTTGGTCAGTGTGGGAGGCACCCGCCGAACGATCCCGGCGGCGAACGTGCCGCGGTACGAGGAGCAGGTCGCGGCGATTGAGGCCGAGTGGCCCGGCGCCGACGAGGCGCACATTCGGCGGGCGGCGATTGAGGCCGTCGGTCGCTATCTGTGCGACGAGGCCGACCTGCCCGAGGCGATCGGCGAGGAGCTGGCCGAGGCGAAAGAGCAGTACGAGGCTGCGACGTCGGCGGCCCGCATGGTCGTGCGCCTGGCGGTCGAGGACAGCGCCAGCGAGCTGAGCCTCGCGCAGCGTATGGGTATCAACCGGCTGACGGTGCGCAAGTACCGCGGCAAGGTTGATCGCCGTTGGCAGCGCCCGTGACGGCCGCGCCGGTCGGGTCTGAGGTGTGGGTGCTCGATCTGACGATCGAAGGCCCCGAGGGCGGCGACTATGACGGGTGGCAGTCGGTGCACGCGAGCCGCGAGGGCGCACTCGGGGCGATGCTCGACAAGCTCGGCGAGCATGGCGTGAGCCTCGGCGCTGACGTTGACACGATCGCCAGCGCGGCGGCCGACAATGGCAGCCTGGCGGGCGATTTTGCGATCGACGAGCTGGCCGTGAGCTACGGCGTGCACCTGATGCCGGTCGAGCCCTAACTCGCGTGTTGACATGCATACAGTTCACGGGTTACTGTATGCATACCAACAACGCACACGGGATAGGAGCCCACGATGACTGAATACACCAAGGCCGAGGCCAAGGCCGCCGACCGCGTGCTCGCCAAGCTGACCAGTGCGTACTTCGACGCGCAGGACGCTTGGGAGCGTGCGGCCGATCGCCTGCACGGCGCGGCGGCCGACAACAAGACCGCATACGGCTGGAAGATGACGCACGAGACTGCGCTCGCCGAGGCGCAGAAGCGGGCCGCCGATGAGAGCATTGTGCGCTTCAACCGCGAGGGTATCGAGCGCGCCGTCGCCGCGTACGGCCCGGCGCTCGACGCCTACCGTGCCGCAAATACTGCGATCGACGAGCACGAGGCCGCCAACTACAAGGGCTGGCAGCGGTTTTTCCTCGTGCCCGACGGGCACATTCACGCCTCGCGCGCCTGTGGGTCGCTGCGCATCACGACCAAGATCGGTTGGCTGCCTGAGCTTTCCGGCGAGACCGAGGCCGAGGCCGTCGCAGCACACGGCGCAATGCTGTGCACTCGGTGTTTCCCGACGGCGCCGGTTGAGTACACCCGCGGCAAGGACGCCCCCGCCGACCAGTGCCCCGGCAGCGGCAAGCGGTACGTCGAGGGCACCAAGACCGACCCGCGGCGGCGCACCGTGTACGGCGAGTGCCAGCACTGCCACGTTCCGCAGGTCATCACCATGTACGGCGTGACGCGCAAGCACAAGCTGCCCAAGGTCAAGTAGCGCCGACCCCGCGAGGCCCCCGTCGACACGGCGGGGGCCTCTTTGGTGTTGACATGTATACAGCCGACGGGTTACTGTATGCATACCAACAACGCACACGGGATAGGAGCCCGAAATGACCGCCACCACAGTGACTTACCAGGGCATGAAATTCGTCGTCGAGTCCTACGTCGACCCGTGCCCCGGCCTCGGCGCCCGCGATCGTGTCGAGTGGGTCGAGAACTGCCCGCGCTGCGGCGGCTCGGGTGTGTACCGCTGGGTCAACGCAATGGGCAACTGCGAGGGCTCATGCTTTGGCTGCTGGGGCACCGGCAAGGTTGAGCGTTCACAGGCCGCGCAGACCCTCCGCACCGCAGCCCGGCAGGATGCGCTGCACCGTGAGCATGGCGAGGCTATCGCCGACTACCACGCCAACATCGCCCGCGAGAACGAGGCCCGCGAGCTGGCGACCGCATGGGACGAGGCGCACGCCGAGCAGGCCCGCCGCGAGGCCCGGCTCGCCGCGATGAACAACAACACTGTTGGCGAGGTCGGCGAACGGCTGCGCAACCTCGACGCCGAGGTCGTTGTGTCGGCCGGATTCGAGCGCGACGCCTACCGTGGCTATGGCACCGAGTACGTCAAGATCGTGGTTTTCGCGCTCGCCGACGGCCGCCAGCTCAAGGCGATGGGCACCGGCAACGCCCTGTACGGCCTTGACCGCGGCGACAAGGTGCGCGTGACCGGAACTGTCAAGGGCACCGGCGAGTACCGCGGACAGGTGCAGACCATCCTGCAGCGCGTCAAGGTTGAGGTCGTCGAGTAGCCCTCGACGACAGCGCCCCCGGTGGGATTACCTGCCGGGGGCGTTTTCGTGTCCGTGCGGGGCTACTGGGCCGTTTCTGGGCACAGCTCGCGCTGCGCCGCGTACGGGATGCCGTCGGCCTGCTCGCGTGTCAACTCCTGCATATTCCAGAACAGTGCCTCGGCGACGTGCTCGCGCGGGATGCCTCGGCGCAGCTTGGCGCAAATCTCATAACCGGCGCGCAGTGCCTCGGCCTCGTTCACGACCGGAAAGTCGTAATCAACGCCGATCCGCGCGAGGTATCCGGCCTCACCGGCGTGTGCGACGCCGGGCGCCAGGACGACGACAGAGGCGGCCCCGATCATGGCCGCGACGAGTATTCGTTTCACCCGGCTGAGCCTAGTTGGCGGGGCCTGGTCAGCGGCGGCACGCCGCGGTACCGTCTCGCCTATGCGTCAGTTTCCCGGCACACCGTCGAGCGGTGTTTGCTGGCGCAGCAAACGAACGGGTGGCGTGGATGGGGCGTGGATGGCATCCACACACCCCGCGTTGCCCTGCGGATTGCCCCGTGTTTTCGCGTACTCTCGCGTGTCAGTTGGCGGTGTTTCCGCAGGTCAGAGCCCTTAGAGGGGCTCGGTTCAATTCCCGGCAGCTCCACCCTTAAACGCCCTGGTCAGAGCCACAAAATCTGACCAGGGCGTTTTTGCATCCACGCCCCCATCCACAAATGTGTACGATCTGCGGCTATGGCATCGCTTCGCACCGGCACCCGCAAAGATGGCTCGACATATACGCAAGTCCGCTACCGACTCAACGGCAAAGAGACGTCGACCTCGTTCGACGACCCGGTGCAGGCCGTCGAGTTCAAGCGGATGGTCGAGCAGCTCGGCGCGGCCAAGGCCCTTGAGGTGATCGAGGCGACCGACGCCGCCGAACGGCACTACACGCTGAGCGCGTGGCTGCGCCATTACCTCGACCACAAGACGGGCGTCGAGCGGTCGACGATCTACGACTACGAGAAGGTGATCGAGAAGGATATCGACCCGGCGCTCGGGCCGATCCCGCTCGCGGCGCTGACCGCTGACGACATTGCCCGCTGGGTGCAGGCCCTCGCCGAGCGCGGCCTATCGGGCAAGACGATTGCCAACAAGCACGGGTTCCTGTCGTCGGCGCTCAACGCCGCGGTGCGCGCCGGGCGTATCCCTGGCAATCCGGCCGCGGGCGCTCGACTGCCGCGCACAGAGAGGGCCGAAATGGTGTTCCTGTCGCGCGACCAGTTCGCCAAGCTGCACGACAACATCACGCTGCCGTGGCAGCCGCTCGTCGAGTTCCTGGTCGCCAGCGGCGCCCGCTGGGGCGAGGTCGTCGCGCTGCGGCCGTCCGACGTCAACCGCGACGAGGGCACGGTGCGCATTTCCCGTGCATCGAAGCGCACATATGCGCAAGGCAGCTATTCCGTCGGTGCGCCGAAAACGCTCAGGTCGCGGCGCACGATCAACGTCGATACGTCAGTGCTCGACAAGCTCGACTACACGGGCGAGCACCTGTTTACGAACACCGTCGGCAATCCCGTTCGGCACAACAATTTTCACGCGAACGTGTGGCAGCCTGCGCTCAAGCGCGCGGGCCTCGACGTCAAGCCTCGGGTGCACGATCTGCGGCACACGTGCGCGAGCTGGCTAATCGCCGCCGGTGTCCCGCTGCCCGCGATCCGCGACCACCTCGGGCATGAGTCGATCAAGATCACCGTCGACACATACGGGCACCTCGACCGCAGCAGCGGCCAGGCGGTCGCGGCGGCCATCGCGGCGCAGCTCGACCCTGCACGAGGCTGAGCACACGCGCGAGCCCCGAGGTTGAATGCCTCGGGGCTCGTTTGCTGCCTTGGGGCGCTACTGCAGGTCAGCGGCCAATTCGGGCGTTTTGCCGGCGGTAGCTAGGCGGCCTCTCGCTCGGTGTTGGTGTCCAGGCGTCGGCGGTGCGCCTCGGCGGTGTCGTCGCGCAGCGCGCGGCGGCTTGTGCGGGTGGCTCGCAGCAGTCCGCGGTATGGGTGCACCTTGGTGTACCAGGACCAGGCGAGGCACGCCGACAGCATGATCGTGGTCACGTACCCGCACAGCGAGACGATCGCCGTAACGGCGTGCTGGGTGGCCATGAAGGCGCTCGCTGTAGCGAGGGCGCAGCACGCGATGCAGAACGCCAGCGCGACGATCCAGACCACCGCCGTGCGGCCCTGGTGCTCGTCGTGGGCGATGTGCCACAGGCAGGAGACTGCCACCGCGAGCAGATGCAGTGTCGCGTAGTAGTGCAGCGCCGTCGACCCGACGATGCCAATGTCGGTCGCAGGCATGTCGAGCATGTTGTGATGCACGCTGGGCTCGCGCAGCGCCGGGCTGCTCATGTGCAGCGCCAGTGTCACGATCGGCACGAGGTAGAGCCACGGTGCGATCCAACGCGCGAAGTACAGGCGCACCTCGTCGTCGTCGCACACGCGGTGCAACATACTGACGGCGATAGCCCCGGCGCTGAACAGGTAGAGCGTGCGACCGAGCCAGTCCTCAAGGTGCCAGATCCCAATTGCGTGATAGATGGCGCGCCCGAGCGTCATTGACGCCACGGTGCCGCACAGCGCCGCGCCGAGGAGCTGCAGCAGCAGGGCCGAGGTCAGCAGCCCCTCATGCAGGATGCGAAAACTACGCCAGCGCAACAGAACTGCCGCAAGAGCCACAACGCAAACGATCCAGCGCAGCACGATAAATGCGACAGCTATTGACATAGCCACTCTCTCAAGGGAAGGCGGGCGGCGGCCCGACGATGAAACTGCCGCCACTGTAAACCACGCCTCGGAGTGGTGAGAAATTACACCTCAGAGACTTGGAATGTCAGTCCTCACTTGCCTTGTCGTCGACCGGCGGCGGGTCTTTTTCGGCGCTTCCTTCACCTCCTGCCCAACCACCCGTAGCGTCTGAGGGTGGGCTGTGCCCGGTGCAAGACTTTCGGCGTAGGCGCGGATCGAGTCGTCGCTGATGAGGTTGTACCGGGCAAGTAGGTCGACCTCGTTTATTTCGAGGTTGCGGGCGGCCCTGATGAGGTTGTCGGCGGTTATCAGGCGCCCCTCGTCGGCTTGGTTGTAGTAGCGGGTGCGCGACATTTGCAACGCTTCTAGCAGTTCGCGCAGCTTGAGCTGTCTACCTACGAGGTAGCTCAGCACGGCGGCGAGTGACTTGTCGGTGTCGTCGTCGGACATGGCTCGTGATTCCTGTCTCTCGATCGAGCTGTTTATTCCCTGGCGTGTCACTTTAGTTCAGTTTTCGGGACTGAACAACTCTCGGACCTGCATTTATGCACTTCTTATGCAGTCGTTAGCGTCCCGAAACCACGCAGGTGTTCCCGATTTCGGGACTTTTGGTGATAGCGTCTCACACCGTGCAGACAACCACCCATCAGTTGCGTTGGCGGCGCGACAACGTGGCAAAGAGGATGCGCCGCAACAACATTCAAGATCGTGCAAGTTTGGCAAAAAGGATCAACGTCGGGCGAACCACGATTTACTCCACTTTCCGCGCGGACTGGTCAGGTGTGGCAACGCACACGGTGCTGGCGCAGATCGTTGGAGAGCTAGGGGGCTCGCTATCTGAACTCGTCTCGGTTGAGGTGCGCGCATGACGGCCCCGGCGCTGACCCGGCCGCTTGCTGAGGTCGCGGCACTGATTCCGTGTTCCGAGCGGTGGCTCACCGAGCAGGTTCGGGCCGGTCGCATTCCCGGCCGCAAGATCGGCCGGTCGTGGCGCATGACGCAGGCCGATATCGACGCCGCTCTTGAGTCCTTCCGAGTCAGTCCCGAGTCGGGACGCAAGAGCGTCGCACCCCCGGCTAATCGGCCGCTCGCACTGACCCCCACCTCACGCCGCCGCACTAGGAGCCGCTGACATGACGACGACGAACCGCGTTCGCAACCTCGCCACTGTGGCCCGGCTGCGCATCGAACTGAACGAGGCCCTGCGCGAGCGCAACCAGGCCCGCAGCGAGCGCGACGCCGGGCGCCAGGTGATCGCCGACCAGGCCGCCGCGCTGCACGCCCTCGGCGACCAGAACGCCTACCTGCTGCAGGAGCGCGACGAGCTGGACACGGCGCACCGGGCGGCGCTGGCCGACCTCGGCGAGGCGCATCGCCAGCTCGCTGAGCGCGACAGCCTCGACAACCTGATGCAACTCGCCACTGCGACCGTCGCGGCCCCGGCGCCGCTGCACGACGAGCCGGATATGGAGCGGTTCGGCTGAGCTTGGAGGTGGGGCGTCAAACGGGTTTCTTTCGCTGTTTTCTTCCCCCGCAAGCGTGGCCCACGACCCGCTAACTACTCCCGGCGAGGTCACTGCTGCGCCCCACCTCCCCACAAACGACGCAGCCCCGCACTAGGCGGGGCTGGCCGACACAACCAAGGGATAGGAGCCACTTGTTATGTCGAGCAAAATCCTAGCGCACAAGCGCCAGGCGGCGCGGGATCAACGGCACGGCGAGCGCCTCGGCGCGATCGTCGGCGTGTTCCTGCTCAACCTCACAATGACCGCCGTCGGCGCCCTCGTCGGCGCGGCATGGGTCGGCCTCTACCTGGGGGCGCCCTGGTGATCACCCTCAACCACGACGAAATGCAGGCCGCTGCCCGCGCCATCGACGCCAACCAGGCCGAGGGCGTGACCACCCTCGGCGCACTGGCCGCCGCGGTGGCCGCTGTCAACAAGCTGCGCGCGCCCGGCCGGTCGGCCGACTGCACCGACTGCCAGCGGGTTGACGCAACCTGCCCCGGACACGTCAAGACGCAGGCGGTGTCACGGTGACGGCCGCACAGCTCGGCGAGGGCGAGGCCGCGGTGCGACTGGGCATCACTCGCAATGCGTTGCGCTGGCGCCGCCGCAGCGGCACGGCACCCGAGCACCAGCTCGTCGGCCGCAAAATCATGTACGACGTTGCGGCACTTGACGAGTACGCGACCGCGGTCGACAACACGCACGTACTCGACATGTTCACCCCGCGGGTTGGCGACACGGCGACCGCTGACGAGGTGTGCCGGTTGCTGCGGATCGACCAAAGCGACGTACTGGGCAAGGTTTTGAAGCGTCACGGTGACGAATTGGCTGCTCACGGCTGGGATCGGGGAGCGGGCACTTTCACCCGCCGGGCGATCATTCAGGTTGCGCTGCTTGTGCGTTCGTCGACCTCGGCGCGTGCAGGTCGCATCGCCAAGGCCGCCAAGGCAGGCAGTCGGCCGATCAGTTTCGACCACAGCCCGCGGTCGCAGCAGTGCACGCACATGCTTGAGCGCGCATTCGACCTGGCGACCGAGGTACACGACGACGACCCCGGCGAGGTGTGGGCGAGGCTGCGCAAGCTCGACCGTCACACGCTGACCGGCGTCGCTGTCGCCCTGGCCGCGATGGTCGACGTAGAGGGCACCGGCGCAACGAAGTACCTGCGCCACCTGTCCCGCGGCGGCCTGGCGGCCGAGGGGCTGCAGCGGTTGGTGCCGACTCGTGAGACGACCGACGGCGTGCCGCTGTCAGTGCTCGACCAGATCGAGGCCGACGACGAGGCCGACCAGCAAGACGAGGGCGAGGTGGATCAGTGAGCGACGCAGAGCATTTCGACGACGACCCCGAGGCTTGGCGGGATAACGCCGTATGCGCGCAGACCGACCCCGAAATCTTCTTTCCAGAGCAGGGCGGCAGCACCCGCGAGGCCAAGCGCATTTGCGGCGGCTGCCAGGTGGCCGACGAGTGCCTCGCGTGGGCTCTGAGTCAGCCGGTCAACCCAACGGGCATTTGGGGCGGCACAACCGAACGAGCACGGCGACGAATCAAGCGCGGACTTAAAGGGGTTGCGGCATGAGCGGTTACGGCGATATGTGCGGCAGCGCACAGTGCGATGTGTGCGGCAAGTACGACGCGCAGGTGTTCGACCCGTGCGGCGCCGCGTGGTGCCGAGTGTGCGACCTGATGGGCCTCGGCGAGCTGGCGGTGAGCGAGCGGCTCGACGAAATCGCCGAGGGTATCGGCAAGGCGTTCGACGACACCCTGCTATTCGGGATGGACACCGACAGTTCGGCGACCGAGGCGGGCGACCCCGAGGCATGGGTCGATCCGACGTTCATCCTTCCCGAGCCGGTGCGGCAGCTCGCCGACCTGGCCCACCAGTTCGCCGCCGGTGACGACGGCGTGAGGGCGCAGGCGCAGGTGTGGCTCGACGAGGCGCTGCCGCGGGCGCTCGGCAAGGTCGATAGCCTCGACGACGCCGATCGGGCGTACGTGCATGAGGACAGCCTCGGTGCTCACTGGGGTTGGGCGCGCGACATGAAAACGCCCGGCTGGGTTGCGTGGAACACGGCGCCATACCGGATCGGCGTCGGTGCGGTCGGCCCGTTCCGGCGGGTGTTCCGCAACGCGATCGAGGCGGCCCTCAGCAACGCGGAAGAAACGCCGGGCGTCGCTGTGACCAGCGTCGACACCTTGGCCGGCGAGGCTGTCGAGCAAACGCCCGACATGGTGGCGCACCCGTCGCATTACACGTCCAGCCCCGCCAAGTGCCGGGCGTGCGGTCACCCAATCGAGTGCATCGACATCACGCAGCACATGGGCTTTTGCCTCGGCAATGCCACCAAATACGTGTGGCGCTGCGACCTCAAGCACGACGCAATCGAGGACTTACGCAAGGCAATTCAGTACATCGAGTTTGAAATCGACCGGCGCGAGGCGCTGGCCGCAACCGAGGGATAGGAGCCCACAACATGATTCGCAAGATTGCCGTCGTCGCCACCGCGGCACTGATCGCAGCAGGCGCCACCGCGTGCGAGGGCGGCGCAGATGGCGGCGGCGGGCACCAGGATAGCGGGCCTAGCGGCGTGATCTTCATGCCGATGCCGGGCGTTCCCGGCGCCGGTATGCCGATCTTCTTCTGACCAACGACCAACCACCAAAGGGGCACAACCAATGTCAATGATCAACCGGATTGCCGTCGGCATGACCGTCGGCGCGATCGGCGCCGCCGCGGTGCTGTCGGGCTGCGCCACGACCAACCAGGAATGGCACACGGGTTGCACCGTCAAGGCCAAGGACATTGTTTACGGCGGCAGCGACGGAAACACCACGCGCACAAAGCGCGTCACCACGTCGTGCGGATCGTTCAACGTCGAGGACGCGATCGAGGTCGGGCACTTCAACTCGTGGGACGTCTGGGAGTCCGTCGAGGTCGGCAAGACGTACGACATGTTCACCGGCGGCCCGCGTATCGGCTGGCTGTCGACGTTCCCGGTTCTGCTGGAAGTCAAGCCAGCACAGTGACCGTCAGCAACCGGCCGTGGTGGGCCGACCGTGAGGTCGTCGAGGATCTGGTCGAGCAGAAGCGTTTCGACGCGACGCTCGCCTACCTCGGCGGCCTCGCCGACGCAATCGAGCACCGGATCGCCTACGGCGTCGACGATCCCGCGGCGGCCGCCAGCTCGGCGCTGCGCAACCTGCGCGAGATTCACCGCTGGCCGGTTGAGTTCGCGGTCACGTGGGGCGGCGACACGCTCACGCGGCCGATGCTCGTCACCCCGTTGGAGCGACAACGCGAACTGACCAGCGGCCTAGACGACGTGCCGAGTGTGCGCGACCTGGGCGACAAGATCGACCGCCGCGACTTTCTGCGCCGCAGGCGGCAACTGAAAAGGGATAGGTAAGTGGATATTTCAGCGGTAAAGGGTCACGTCGACCTGCTCGCGCACGCACGGATCGAGAAAAAGAAGTGGGAGGAAATCGAGAAAAACGCCAAGGCGGCGATCGACGAGGCGCTCGGCGGTGACGACGAGGGCACGGTCGGCGGCGAGGTTGTCGTCAAGCGTTCGCGCACCAAGGTGACCCGGCTCAGCGGCAAGTTGGTGCAATCGCTGCACCCCGAGGTTTACGCCGAGTGCCTCGACACCAACGAGCAGACTCGCCTGTCGGTGGTGAGTAAGTGAACGTCACTGAGACGCACCACACCACGATCACGGTCGAGCCAGGCGACAAGGTGCGCGACCTGTGCGCGGTACTCGACAAGATGCCGAACGGCGCCGAAATCAGCGTGTACGCACCGCTTCCGATGTTCAACACCGACCCGACCGTCAACCAGTACGCCGGGGTGATCACGGTCGATCACCTGAAAACAACCGAGGGATAGGAGCCCCAAGCATGGCAAGGCAATTGATCGTGGTCGACCTGGAAACGACCAGCCTCGACTACGACACCGCGGCCCCGTTGGAGGTCGCACTGCTCAACGTCGACACCGGCGAGTCGCTGCGGTTCGTGCCGCACGTGACGTGCGAGCAGCTCGGCGCGGCCGACCCGAAGGCGATGGAAATCAACGGGTACTACGAGCGCGGCGTGTGGCGTGAGGCGCTGACCGAGCAGCAGACGGCCGTCGCGTGGTCCGAGGTGAAGGACTGGCTGCGCGGCAACACGTTTGCGGGCAGTAATCCGGCGTTCGACTCGGCGATCGTCGCCCGGCAGGCCGCCGGTGGCATGTTCCCGGCGCCGATCGGCCGCGTGTGGCATCACCGGCTCGCTGACCTGGCGGCGTACTCGGCGGGCAAGCTCGACCGCGATCCAACCGAGCTGGCGGGCCTCGACGACGTGGCCGAGCGCCTGGGCGTTCAGGTGGCGCAGCGGCACACCGCAATTGGTGACGCGGCAGCGACGGGGCTGTGCTTCGACCTGCTGCGCAACACCAAGGCGGCGGCACTCTGATGGCGTTCAACTGGGCGGGGCAGCGGATCGAGCCGGGCGCGACCGTGTGGCGCGGCGGCCGTGACGGAAACACAAGCAGTTTCAAGGTCGGTCGCGTCGAGGCCGTCGACAGGACGGCGCGCGTCCGGTGGGTCGCTGAGATGGATTGGCGCGGCAACGTGCGTCTGCTCGGCGAGAAGTCGGTCGGACGGCCGAACGTCGACAGCCTGGCGTTGATCGACCCGGCGACATTGAGTGACAGGGTGCGGGAGGCATTGCAGCAGTGAGTAACAACAATTTCGTGCACGTCGGCAAGGTGACCGTGCCGACCAGGGCCTCGTGGCGCGTGAAGGCCGTCGAGGACGTCGAGATTGTCGTCGGCGTGCGCGCCGACCTCGGCGAGGTGGTCGTTTCGATCGACGGTCAGCGCAACGGTACCCTGCCGTCACTGACCGGCCCGCAGGCGTCTGCGCTGGCCGAGCTGCTCGACCTGGCTGCGGGTTCCGCTGCCGCGCTGTCTGAGGCGTACCAGACCTATCAGGCGACGCTGCAGCAGGCCGAGGCCAACCTCGAAAAGGCGTTCACGCGGGAGGCGAGCGCATGAAGGTGAGTCTTGCTCTGACCGTGCTCGGTTGCCACCTGGGCACGCTCGACGTCGAGGTCGACGGCGGCGACGACACCACGGCCCCCGCGGCGCCGGTCAAGGCGGCTGCAAAGCCGGTCAAGTGGGCGAGTCGCCTGTGGGTTAAGGGGATGATGGCGTGAGCACCAATGCAGCGTTTTTCGGGCTGACCGACGACGCCCCCGAGCGGGATCGGCCGCCGACCGACGAGCAGCAGTTCAACGCCGATCTGCTGGCCGACCTCAAGGGCGTGTTTAAACGCGCCTGGGCGCAGCACGGCCGGTCATTGCAGCGTGCCCTCGGGCCGTCTGAGATTGGGCACCCCTGCCCGCGGCGGCTGGCGTCGTCGATGCTTGAGCTGCCTCGGATTAACCCCGAAGGCGACCCGCTGCCCGCGTGGCTCGGCACCGCCGGTCACACGAAATTCGAGGATGCGGTCAACCTCGACAACGAGCGGATTATCGACCAGTGGCTCAAGGACCGGCAGCAGCGTTGCACGGTGCTGCGCGGCGTCACTGAAAGCGATGACCCGCAGTACGTCGGCCGGTGGTTCACCGAGCGTCGGGTCACGGTGCGCGGCGGCCTGTCTGGCACGTGCGACCTCTACGACACATGGACCGACACCGTGATCGACCTCAAGTTTCCTGGGGCGTCGCGGTTCGCCGAGTACAAGAAAGAAGGCCCGGCGCCCGAGTACAAGGTGCAGGCGCACGCCTACGGCCGCGGGTACCGAAATGAGGGGTTCCCCGTCAAGCGGGTGGCGAACTGGTATATCCCGCGCGGCGGGTCGCTGGCGTCGTCGTTCGTGTGGTCCGAGGCGTACAGCGACGAGATTGTCGACGAGGCGCTCGGCAAGCTCGACAACATTCTCGTGGCGCTCGACGAGCTGCAGGTCGACCAGCACCCCGAACGGATCGCCATGCTGCCGAAGGTGCCGAGCAGTTGCATGTTCTGCCCGTTCTTCTCACCGGACGGTAGGCGCCCCGAGCCGCACGCCTGCACGGGTGGTGCGCAGTGAAGCCCCCCGCGCCCTGGCGTATCCGCCAGCTCGTCGAGCAGGTGCCCGTCGGCGACTTCGATAGCACCGCGACGCGGCAGACGGTCGTCGTCGGGTGGGTCGTCGAGCAGTTGACCCTGTACACGTTCACGCCCGGCTCGGTTGAGGGCGAGTACGTCACTGTCGACTACTTCCCGAACGGCCCGGCCGCGATCGACGCATTTGCCGGATACGGAAGTTTGGCGATCTGACATGCACGGACGCAATTTTGCCGGCGGTAGCTGGCAGGGGATAGGAGCCCACACCATGAGCAGCGAGGCAGGTCAGTGAGCGCGGGCCTGCGGTCGACGTTCACCGCGAAGTATTTCGGCCGCTGCGGCGGCTGCCCGAGCCAGATCCGACCCGGCGAGGAGGTGGCGTTTATGGCTGATGGCGGCCTTATACATGTTGATTGCGAGGACAACTCGCATGAGCCCGTAAACGCCCGCAAGCGGCCGACATGTCCGCACTGCTGGCTTGAGCACGCAGGAGATTGCCCGTAATGAGTTCGCACCGTTGCGTAGGTGACGACTGCGGGATCTGTGCGCAACGGATCGAACAGGCCGAGTATGACCGCGACTGCCCGGCCGACGACTATCCCGACTACTACGACGGGACATGAGCCCCCGCCGCGCCTGGCGGGCCGAGAGGGAAACGGGCGCAACGCAATAACGGAACAACTGAGCAAAGGAACAACTGAACAATGAGCAACGACTCGTACGACTTCCTCGGCGGCGGCGGCGTCCCATCCGGCAAGTTCGGCAGCCCCGGCGACACCGTGGGCGGCGTAATCGCCATCGAGCCCGAGCAACGGCAGATGACCGACTACAAGACCGGCGACCTGCTGACCTGGAAGGACGGCAGCCCGCGTATGCAGCTCGTCGTCACCCTGCAGACCGACCTGCGCGACCCCGAGGTCGAGGACGACGACGGCAAGCGTCGCCTGTTCGTGAAGGGCGAAATGCGCAAGGCCGTTCAGAAGGCCGTCATTTCGGCCGGTGCCCGCGGCCTGGACGTCGGCGGCGAGCTGCACGTCACCTACACCGGCGACGGCGACAAGAAGGGCAACCTGGACCCGCCGAAGCTGTACAGCGCCACCTACAAGAAGCCCGCACCGGGCGCAGCCGCGGCAGCCCCCGCGCAGGCCGACCCGACGGCGGGCATGACGCCCGAGGCGCTGGCCGCACTCGCTGCACTGCTGCCACAGAAGTAAGCGCACAACGCGCTGCGAGCCGGTGACGTTCCGCAACGGGGCGTTACCGGCTCGCTCTGTCTAACAAGCCATTTCGACGAGGGATAGGAGCCCACCGAAAAATGCTGACGATCTACACCACAGGCCCCGAGTGCTACAAGTGCAACCTGACAAAGGACAGGTTCGACAAGGCGGGCGTTGCCTACACCGAGGTGCGCCTCGACCAGGCCGACGAGGCTGTCACTGCGAAATTCGTCGCCGCCGGGCACGCTCACGCCCCGGTCGTCGTCGACGAGCTGACCAACGTCATGTGGTCGGACTTCCGGCACGACATGATTAAGGCCGCGATCAAGGCCCGCGCATGAAGCCCCGCAATCGCCGCCGCGCGTACGCCCTGTTCACCGTCCTGGCGCCGTCGGCGTTCATCCTCGCCATGATGCTGACCGGCTGCTCTGGCACCGACCAGGAGACCGGCAACGACATTCCGAGTTGGATCGCCCCGCATACGGTCAACCTGCCCGACGGCCGAAAGGTCTTGTGTGTGTGGGAGAAAGACGGGTACGGCGGCGGCCTGTCCTGCGATTGGAGCCGGGCACAGTGAACGGCGCAGAACTGTTCGACCGCATCGCCCTGACCCGAGCTGACGGCCGCTGCGAGTGCGAAGGCGCTTGCGGCAGTAGCCATCGGTTCGCCGGTCACACCCGCTGCGCCAACGTGCACGGCCGCCCGGCGATTCACGGTGCCGACAAGGTGGTCAGCCTCACCGTGGTGCCACGCAACGGCGACGGCCGGAATCTCGCCGACGGCAACCTGATTGCGTTCTGCCAGGCGTGCCTTAAGCGGCACCGCGCCAAGCTCAAGGCCGCCGCGGACAAGGCTGCAGCCCGCGCGGCGGCCGAGGCTGCCGACGGCGGGCTGTTCGACGTGCCCGACGTCCCGGTCACTGCAGGCAACGGCGTCACGCTGTGAACGCGCGAGCAGCCTTGCCCCACAACTGAATAGAGGAATGAGTGAACGGCCTAACTGATCTGCTCGAACTGCTCGGCTACGCCGACGGCGAGCACGTGAGCCTCAACTACCAGGCGCCCGGCGGCCCGTTCTCGTCGACGGTCGTCGAGTACCAAGAGGACAGCGACAGCCTGCAGGGCCTCGCAATGTCGCTCGCCAACGGTCGCAACTGCTGGTTTGGTGTCAACCCGACGCTACCGCGGCCGGTCGACGCTGACGGCAAGCAGAAGGGCCGCGGCGGGGCCGACGACGTGACCCGGCTCGCTGCGATCTGGTGCGACCTCGACGTCAAGCCGGGCGCCTGCCGCGACATTGCGCACGCCCACCAGGTGATCGACGAGCTGAGCGCAATTCTCGGCACCCGGCCGAGCGCAGTCGTGTACAGCGGCAACGGACTGCAGCCGTATTGGCCGATCGACGACGGCACGATCGCCCCGGCCGAGCCGGTCGGTGACCTCGACGAGCAGACGATCGTCGCGAGCGCTGAGCTGCGCGCCGACGCGGCGGCCCTGCTCAAGAGGTGGGGCCGCTTGGCGTGCATCGTCGCCGACGGCCTGGGCGCCAAGATCGACCGAGGCGTCTACGACCTCGCCCGCGTGCTGCGCGTTCCCGGCTCGCACAACCTCAAGGACACCGACAACCCGAAGCCCGTCACGATCGACGGCGACACCGGCGCCCCGCTGGGCCTCGACGAGCTACGCGAGCGCCTCGACGAGCACGGCGTCGCCGAGTACGAGGGCGACCGACGCACCTCGCACGAGGTGATCAGCAAGCCCGACGGTTGGACGTTCGCGCCGAGCACCTGCGAGTATTTCGCGCCGACGATCAGGGCGTGGCGCGAGGAGCCGATCACCGAGCGGCACCCGTGGCTGGTCAAGGTTACCGTGCGGCTGATGGCAGCGGTTCGCAACAAGTGCCTGACGGCCGACGAGTACGCCGAGGCCCGCAAGATGATCGTCGACAAGTTCATGGCCGAGTGCGCGGCGACTGGCCGCGACGTGCCGAGTTTCGAGATTCCGAACGCATTTTCGTGGGCCGAGCACCACGTCGCCACCAAGACGGACGCCGAGCTGGCGACCGAGTTCGGCTCGCACCTGCACCTGTGGCAGCGGGCCGAGCCCCGGCAGATCGAGCTTGCGCCTATGCCCGGCGTCGACGACCGGCAGCAAACCGCCGGCATTGGTGCCGAGCGTGTTAGCTCAGAGGGATCATTAGCCCCGGTCGTGGACATTAACGCCCGGCGCAATCCGGTTGCCCCGGCGGTCACGCTGACCGACACCGGCAACGCCGATCTGCTCGTCGAGGCGTGGGGCGCCCGGCTGCGGTACTGCCCCGACACGGGCAAGTGGCTGAGCTGGAAGGGCACCCGCTGGGAGCACGGCACCGACCAGGGCGAGGCGATCGTCGCCGCGCGCCAGGTGGTCGAGGCGATCAAGCTCGACGACGACAGCCCGAAAGACGTTATCCAGCACCGTATGCGCAGCCTGTCGCGCAAGGGGCTCGAGAACATGGTCGCGCTCGCCAAGTGCTCGCCCGACATGCGCGTGCGCCTGGCCGACCTCGACGCCGAGCCGTACGAGCTGAACACGCCGAGCGGCGTCGTCGACCTGCGCACCGGGCACCTGCTGCCACACAGCCCCGACGGGTGGCATACGAAGATCACCGGCGCCGGGTACAACCCTGCCGCGGTCGCCCCGGCCTGGCAGAAGTTCCTTGCTGGCACGTTCGGCGACGACGTGGAACTGATCGGGTATGTGCAGCGCCTCGCCGGGCTCGCCGCGATCGGCAAGGTGACGCACCACGTGCTGCCGTTCCTGTTCGGCGGCGGGTCGAACGGTAAGAGCGTGCTCATGGACGTGCTCGCAAACGTGTTGGGCGACTACGCGATTACAGCCCCGGCCAACTTCCTGCTGGCTGGCCGCGACCGGCACGAGACCGAGATCGCCCGGCTGCACGGCGCCCGCATGGTCGTCTGCTCGGAAATCAACGCTGAGAGCAAGTTCGACGAGGCCAAGGTCAAGGTGCTGACGGGCGGCGACATTCTGTCTGGCCGGTACATGAGGCAGGACTATTTCGACTTCACCCCGTCGCACACGCTGTTTCTGATGGGAAACCATCAACCCCAAGTCAGCGCTGGCGGTACATCGTTCTGGCGGCGGCTGCGCCTGTTGCCGTTCCTGCATACGGTCCCGCCGGAGCAGCGTAACCCCAACCTCGCCGCTGAGCTGATCCGCGACGAGGGCGCCGCCATCCTGGCTTGGGTCGTGGCGGGGGCGCGTCAAATCGCCGCTGACGGCCTCCGCGAGCCGGGCTCGGTGTTGGCCGCCACCAAGGAGTACAGCGAGCAGGAGGACGCTCTCGGGCGGTTTATCTCGGAGTGCTGCGAGCTGACGCCGGGCGCCAGCGGCGGCGCTAAACCGGCCCTGGTGTTGAAGGCGTATCAGCGCTGGGCCATGTCCAACGGCGAGGACGCGATGGTGTCTCAGATCAAGCTCGGGCGTGAGCTGTCGGCTCGGTTCGGGGTGCGCAGCGTGGCGATCAACGGGGCGCGCGTCTATGCGGGCCTTGCCCTGCAAGCTTCCTGGGACTTGGCGCACGAGCTGGCGGGCGGGTTCCGCTGATGCTGCGGTGGCCCTCGCGAGCGACGGCGCTAGCTAACGGTTTCAAATCTGTGCTGAAAGCGTGCTGCGCAGCACAGATAGCACAGATCAGCACAGATCGTTTTTTCAAAAGTGTGCTGATGTTTGCGCAGGTAAAAGCTGTTAAGTACATGTTCAGCACAGATAGCACAGATTTTTACGGGTTGACGTCACGTGTAGAGAATCGGGGCGTTTTCCCTGGTCGACTCTCGCCGGGCGCTCGGTGTGAGCCTTATATGGGAAAAAGTGTGCTATCTGTGCTGACCCTGCCCGCAGCTAACTCGGAAACGCGCCCCGCCGTAGCGGGGGCCTGGCGGGGCGCTGACAGGCGTCGTTGACGGTTTCTGCCGTGAGAATGCTGCTCGACCACAACTGAATATGGAGAAACGAGTGACTGACCACACTCTCGACCTCGGGCTTGCCGCCGACCAGGTGGCCGCCGCCGAGGCTGCCGAGCGGGCCGAGCTGCACGCCAAGGCTGAGGCTGCCGAGCTGGTGCTCGACATGCTGCCCGCCGAGTCGCACGAGGCCCTGTATGCGGCCCTGAGCGCCCGTGTGACGCACGAGCGCAACGGAGGCAGGCAGTTGCGCCTGTTCGTGCCGGGTAAGCCTGCGCCGCAGGGATCGAAGGACTTCAAGGGGTTTGCGAAGCCGAAGCCGGGCGAGACGCGCGGTAAGGCGATCCTCGTCGAGTCGAGCGCCGCGGTTGGACCGTGGCGCGAACGTATCGCCCTGGCCGCGGCCGACGCGATGCTCGCCGCCGGGCTGCCGGTGCTCGACAAGAAATTTCCGTGCACGGCGTCGTTGACGTTCGTCATGCCTCGCCCGTCGGGCACGCCCAAGAGCTACACGCCCCCGGCTGTGAAACGCCCCGACCTCGACAAGCTGGCCCGCGCCGTGTTGGACGGCCTGACTGATGTTTCCTGGCTTGACGATTCGCAGGTCGATGACATGCATTGCCGCAAGGTGCTGGCTGCGATCGCTCAGCAGCCGGGCGTGCATATCCGCCTCGCGTCGCCGGGCTGGGGCGATGAGGCTATCGCCGAGTGGATGGCTGCGAACGCTGCGGGTGGTGTCACGCATGTCTGATCTGATCGAGTTGTCGGTCGCCGAGGTCGACAAGATGGCCGAGGTTGTCGCTGCGCGTATCGCGCACCCGTCGCACACACCTGCTCGGGCGATCCGCGCGGGGCTGTCGGCTGTGAACGCGATGCGCCTCGACGGTGCGCAGGTGCCGCGGGTGGAGTTGGTGCAGGAGCGCCGTGCGCCTGGCACGATGCCGCGCCCGATCGAGGCACGCCGCCCGTTGGCGCCGGTGCCTGCCGGTAAGCGCCGCGTGTCGCATCTGGGGATGGCTGAGCGCGGCAGCGTGTGGGAGGACGCCGACGGCGATCAATGGCGTTGGTGCTTCATGCAATGCGTGTGGCAGTACAAGCAGTTTGACGATCCGAACGGCCCGCAGTGGGTGAACTGCCCGAGTAATTACGCCGATCAGGCGCCGAATCCGAACTATGGACCGTTCACGGAGGTTGGTCGGGCATGAGCTACAGCGAGAATGTCGGCCGCGTGTACGGGTCGGCTGAGGCCCTGTTGCGGGCGCGGATTGCGGCGCTCGACACTGAGATTGCTTGGCGTAAGGACACTCTGGCGCAGCGTGAGCGCATGGTGGCCGACGATCGAGCGGACATCAACGCAATGGTTGGCGAGCGTGCCTCGCTGGCGCGGGCGGTGCGGCAGCTATGAGTTTGCCGGATTCTGCGAGTTTCGGCGATCCGCGCAGGTCACCGGGCACGCCGACGATTTCGCCGGCCGTTAGCCACGGCCTGAGTTACTACGGGTCGCCGCGGCCGTCTGGACCGTCTGAGTTGGACGTGGCGACTGCGCCGTCGGTTCCTGAGCCGTTGGGGCGTTGCTTGCATTGTTCGGCGCCTGCGCAGACGTTTCTGTGCTGGTCGTGTGTGGGCATGTTGCGCCGCCAGCTCGTCGAGGTGCCTTGGCTGTTGCGTCGTCTGCAGGAGTCGGCTTATGGCGAGGCGAAGGTCGCCCGTAAGGGTGGGCCTCGGGTGTCGACGGGGGAGCGGCTGCCGTCGTTGCCGTTGAACACTCGCGCGGCCGACATGCTGCGCGACGCTGCGCGTTTGGTGTCGTGGTGGGAGCAGGTGGGTGGCGTCGATCAGGGCGGCCCGCATGATGCTGCGCGCGTCGAGTCTGCGGCCCGCTGGCTGGCTGGTGAGCCGGGCGCGATGATGGCGCACCCGTGGGCGCCTGACGCGCTGGGTTGGGTGTTGCAGTGGCGGCAGGGCGCTGAGCGTGTGATCGACTTGCCGCCGGATACGCAGTACGCCGGGCCGTGCCAGAACGTCGTGCAGCCGCCGAGTGCATCCGACGCCGGTACGCCGCTGCCGCCTCGTGAGTGCGGCACGCCGCTGTATGTCGACGCCGAGGCCCTGGTCGCCGAGTGCTACCGCTGCGGCTGCTCGTGGCGGGTCGAGGATTTGCAGCGGCAGGCCCTCGATCGCATCGACGAGGCCGCGCCCCGCACGGCCGCCGATATGTGGCGGCTGCTCAAGTTCGCGGGCCGCGACGTTAAGCGGTCGACGTTTTACAAGCTGATGACGACCGTTGAGGCGCACGACTATGACGCTGACGGGTCGCCGGTGTACATGTACCGCAAGGTGGTTGACGCGCTCGACGCTGCCGATCGGAAGGCCGCCGAGCGTCAAGCTGCCGCCGCAGCCCGGCAGGCCGCCGTGCTCGATGCCCACGATTCAGGTATGGCGCCGTCGACGATCGCCCGCACGTTGCGCATGGGACACGCTGCAGTGAAACGCATTTTGACCAGTGCGGGTGTTGACGCGCATACAGAAGGTGTTGACGTGCAGACAGTTGAGGCGTTACCGTCTGCGCCGAAGCAAGTCACGGGATAGGAGCCCTTGCAGATGTACACAGAAACGTGGTTCTCACCGGCCGGTACGCCGGTGACGCCGAAGGTTCGCAACGAGGTCGACGAGGCGCAGCTCGCTGAGCTGTATGCCGCCGAGGTGTCGCCGGATAGCGTGCGGTTCAACGAGCTGTACAACGCCGCCAGCACGGCGACGCTGTACGCCTGGCGTTACGGGTACCGCAATCCTCGCGTGGCGGGCCGTGTCGAGGAATGCGAGGCGCTGGTATGAAGCAGGTCAAGGCGGTTCGCCGCCCGGCGCCGGTCGCCCCGCAGCCCGACGTTGTGGTGCATGGCCGCACGTTGGAGCCGGGCACAGAGGTGTCGATCCGCGGCGAGCGTGGCCGGTTCCGTTTCCGCAGTGCCGCGCTGACGAGCGCGGGCAGGATCGTGTGCGACTTCATCGGCGGCCCTGCTGGTCACGAGACTTGGCGGTCGTTCTATCCCGACCGTATCCGCACGGTGCACCGTTTGAACCGCACCCGCGCGAACGCTGCTTAGCGCGCAACGCCCTCGACACTGGTCGGGGGCGTTTCTGCTTTCATGTTGACATGCATACAGCGCACGGGTTACTGTATGCATGTCAACAACGCAGACGGGATAGGAGCCCAACGTGATGGATCACAAGACGGCCGAGCAGATCGGGCGCGAGGCGTTCGCCGCCGGTAAGGGCAACTTTCCGCTGGCCGACGAGCGGATCGCCGATGCGATGTACGGCGCGATGCCTGGTCAGCGCACTTACCTGATGCAGGCGTTTAACCGCGGCTGGACGGCCGCGAACCTCGCCGCCCCCGTCAACTGAGACCCGTCACCGGGCGCCAACCAGGCGCCCCCGTCCCGAAAGGGGTTGCCATGTCCCGCACCATGTCCCGCAGCGAGGTCGCCGCGATGATCGCCGAGCGTTGGGCGACAAGCGGGCAGGCGTACGCCACCAAGCGCGAGGTTGCACTGCACCCCGGCACCGACCTGGCGCGGGTGCGCAAGGCCCTGGCGCTGCTGGCTGTCGAGTCGCCGCGCGTCGAGCTGAGCGCCGCCAATCGCCGGGCGTTCGCGCGGGGCGTGCGCGCCAAGTTGGCGCAGTACCGCGAGGCCGGTTTGATCGCCTGACCATTGGTGTTGACATGCATACAGTGATCGGGTTACTGTATGCATACCAACAACGCACTGACCACCTACCGATAGGAGCCCACAATGTCGAACATCGTCGCCGCCGCCCCCGCCGCCGGTCGTTTCAACGCCGCTGCCGCGCTGAACATGATTCTCGGTATCAACCTGTCCGACGGGCAGAAGCGTGCGCGCCTGCTCGCGCTGGCGGTGTCGAATGACGCTGCCTCTGAGTTCAACTTGCGCGCCGCCCGCAAGGCGCTGGCCGCCGGTCGCCTGGCCGAGGCTGATCGTTGCGTCGACGCTGCGGAGTTCTACAACAACCGCGCCAAGCGCCTGCGCGACGAGGCCCGCGCTATCTAGCGCGCCCGGCGCGTCACCGCGCAAAGGTCACCCTGGCGCCCGGTGCGCCCCCAGAATCGCCGATCGAGGGATAGGAGCCCACGAACGTGAATCGCCACCTGTACACGCAACCCGAACTGTTCGACGCCGACGACGCCCGCCAGTTCGACGTTTACGAGCGCCCCGACGGCTCGCGCTACCGCGTTGAGCGCCCCGCTGCGGCGGTGGCCCTGTGAGCGCCGCTCTGACGCCGCGAGAGTCGGCGCAAAGGTATTTCCGTGGCTGGCTGGCTGCCGGTGTCGTGACGTCGATTCTGGGCAACGCTGCGCACGCTGTGCTCGACCCTGATGCCGGGTCTGTGGTGATCGCGGTCGCGGTGGCCGTCCTGCTGCCGCTGGGCATTCTCGGGTCGACGCACGGCGTGCACAAGCTCGTCGCCGCCGGGATCGTCGGCCGTGCATACACGGCGGCGCTGTGCATTTCGGTGACCGTGGTCGCTGCGGCGTTCCTGCTGTCGTTCTTCGCGCTCGCCGAGTTGGCTGTCGACTGGGCAGGGATCTCGATTTGGCTGTGCTGGCTGGTGCCGGTGTTCATTGATCTGAGCATCGCCGGGTGCACTGTTGCACTGTTCGCGCTGTCGGGTGCGGAGCGCGGCGAGGTGCTCGACGCTGCGGTGCACGTCGCTGCGCAGGTGGTGCACCCTGCGCACGAGTCGGTGCACGCTGTTGCGCAGCCCGCTGACCTGCATGTTCCTTTGCCGGCCGAATTGCAGCCCGATACGCACCTCGTGGCGCGTGAGGCCGACGGCCTGGTGCACGTGTTCGAGGAGTCGGTGCACGATCCGGCGCCCGGCGGTGTCAGCGTCGCCGATCTGATCGCCCGCGAGGCCGCGACCAGCGACGCGCTGGCTGCGCACTTGCCCGCGGCCGAGGCGATCCTCGCCGCCGGTGTGACGCGCATTGATCGCGTCAAGGTCGCCGAGGTGCTCGCCGAGCATGAGGCCGACGTCAAGCCGAGCATGATCGCGCGCAAGCTGGGCGTCGGGTACAGCACCGTGGTGCGCATTCTCGATCATCACACTGCGCAGGACGATGCACAGGCCGAGGTGCTCGACGCGGAGGTGCTCGCGTCGTGAGCATCGCAGCGCAGTACCCGGCGCGCACCGACACGAACGGCCGCACATGGTGGCGCCCGGTGCGCTCGCCCGGTACGGATTTCTCGCAGTGGGGTTGGACGTCGGACCCGGCGCAGGCGCACCCCGACTATGACGCGCTGAACACGTGCACGTGCCCGTACGTCGACCCGTCGCTGTGGACGACGCATTACGGCGCCGTGGAGCCCGGCAGCGCGCAGGAGCACAACCCGCTGTGTCCGGTGCACCCGGCGACGCTCGTCGACCTCGTGGTCGCGCGTGAGGCCCCGGTGGTCGCCGCCGCGGCTGAGCGTGCCGAGGTGCTCGGCGATGCGTGGGCGCAGGTGTTCGAGCTGGCGGGCGGTGGCCGTGCCATCGTGCCGCGCGACCCGCAGCCGGTTGAGGCGCTCGGCGAGCTTGGCCCCGAGTGGGTGCACCTCGGGTACGTCGACGAGACGCAGGGGGCGCTGTGGTGAATGGCCGCGACTGCCTCGCCGACCCGCTGCCGCGCCGTGTGTCGACGACGATGCGCATTGACTCGACGGGCACGCACTACTGGCGGCGCGACGCCGACGGCGACCTGAGCGTGATAACCCGCGACGAGTGGCGACGTCTGACGTTCTGGCCGTCGACGCCGATCTACGACCAGGTGCTCGACGACCTCGGCGCGTGCCTCAACTGCCGGTGTGCTGACTGCGGCTGCTGCTACGGCTGCGGGCAGCCCGACGCTGACCTGTTCGGCTCGCACGGGTACGGCGCCGAGTATGGCGGGTGCGTGTAATGCTCAGCGTCTCACCGGGTATGGACGTGGCCCGGCAGCGCCGCAAGTTCGTCGGCCGAATACTCGCCGAGGACGACGACCACGCTGCCGCGTATCTGGTCTGGCTGCTGAGCCTGTTCGATGCCGCGGTGGCCGCCGGTACGCCGAGGCCCGCGAGCGAGTTTCTGCCGATGTTCCAAGAGGAGTTTGACCGATGACCAAAACCGAAAAGCTCGCCCTGATCGAGGCGTGGATGCACCCCGGCCTGTGGTCGGCCCTCGACGGCCGACGCAACGCAATCCTGCGGATTCTCAACGGCGAGAGTGTGACCCCGCCGGATTGGGCGGTAACCAACCCGCTGCCCTGACCGGCGCGACACGCCGACACGACGCCCCCGCTGAAAGGTCAAGCGGGGGCGTCGTTGTGTGTTTGGCTCAATGTGTCTGACCAACAACTAAATAGCGGGATAGGAGTACGTGTGTCACCTACACGTGTCAATGAGCGCCTGATCAACTTTGCGAGCGAGGTCGACGACCAGACCCTCGCGCAGGCGCAGCAGATCGCCGATTTGCCTTTCGTCTATCCGCACGTGGCGCTGATGCCCGATGCGCATTTCGGCAAGGGCAGCAGTGTCGGCACGGTGATCCCAACCGAGGGCGCTGTGATCCCGGCGGCCGTCGGCGTCGATATTGGCTGCGGCATGATCGCAGCCCGCACCACGTACACGGCGAACGATCTTGAGGGCCTCAAGCTGTCGGATCTGCGGGAGTCGATCGAGTCCGCTATCCCGATGAGCGCCGGGGGATACAACAAGAGCCTGAACCGTTTTGAGTTCACCGGCGCCCGCCTGGACTGGCTGCAGCTCGTCGCTACCCGGTTCGACGTCGACCTGTCTCACTCCCCGAAGTGGCGCGAGCAGCTCGGCACGTTGGGCGGCGGCAATCACTTCATCGAGCTGTGCCTCGACCACCTCGACCGCGTGTGGTTGTTCCTGCACTCCGGTTCGCGTGGCGTCGGTAACAAGATCGCGCAGAAGCACATTCAGGCCGCGCAGGGCTATTGCCAGGCGAACGGGCTGCACGTGCCGCACAAGGATCTGGCGTACCTCGTCGAGGGCACGGTCGAGTTCGACCGCTACCTCGTCGAATTGCGTTGGGCGCAGCGGTTCGCGTACTACAACCGCGCCGAAATGATGGACCGATTCGAGCAGGCGTTCAGGCATTGGGTCGGCGCCGACCAGGGCGCCGAGCTGGTCGTCGAGACCATCAACGCGCACCACAACTACACGCAGAAGGAGCGGCACGGCGACCGCGACGTGTGGCTGACCCGCAAGGGTGCGATCGACGCGAACGAGGGTGTGCGGGGCCTGATTCCGGGCTCGATGGGCACCTGTTCGTACGTCGTGACCGGCAGGGGCAATCCCGAGGCGCTGTGCTCGGCGCCGCACGGTGCGGGCCGCCGGTTCTCGCGCACGAAGGCCCGCAAGCTGTTCACGGTCGACGACCTCGAAGCGCGCATGACGGGCATCGAGTACCGCAAGGGCGAGGCGTGGGTCGACGAGATTCCCGACGCATACAAGCCGATCGACGTCGTGATGCACGACGCCGAAACGCTGGTGTCGGTGGATGCCGAGCTGCGGCAGCTCTTGAACGTCAAGGGGCAGTGATGTTGGACGATCGCAACGCGCACAGCTTGCTGTTGTCGTCACGCTGGCGGCAGGGCGGCAAGACCACGGCCCTGCTCGACGTCGCGCTCGCCAACGCCCGCCGTGGGCTTGAGGTGGTGTTCTGGTCGGGATCGGCCCGCCAGTGCACGGAGGCGTTTCGGATGGGCCGGTCGCTCGCTGAGCGTGACCGGGTGCCGTTCTCGTGGTCGCCCGCCAACGGCAATGAGTGGATCCGCTACGACGGCGGCGGCCGTGTGCGGTTCATCTGGGGACACCAGGGCGGCCGGGTCGACGCTCACGTCGACATGGCAATTCAAGACGACAACGGGCTCACGGGCCTGATCGAGCGGCGCAGCGAGCGCCGAGGAATGGGCGTGATCTGATGGCTGACTACTCATATGCGCCAGGCGGTTACGTGACGGCCGACGAGCCGATCGCCACGTTTACGGCCGAGGGTGAGGACAAGGCGCTGTACCCGTGGCAGGCGCAAGTGGTTCGCACGGTGCAGGCGCGTCGAGAGGTGTCGTTCTCGCTGCAGTTCCCGCGGCAGCCGCAGCCCGGCCCGCCGTTGTGGCTGGCGCAGTTGTTCGGCGTGGTCGTGACCCCGGCGCCGCCGACGGTGCGCGAGGCCGCGGTCGACGTGTGGGACGCGCTGCGCGTGCTGCTGCGCGTCGTGTGGGTGGCTGTGCGGGGCGCTGCGCAGGCGGCGGCCGACAGCGTGCTCGACTGGTGGTTTGACGTGGTGTACGGCGCTTTCGACCGCTGGGACGTGCTGCGCGGGTGGGGTTGGCGTCGCCAGCTCGTCGGGCCGATCGTGCGGCTGTGGAGCGCCTCGTTTATCTATCAGTACACGGTGCCTCGCCGTCGTGAGACGTGGCGCGAGTGGCTGCGGCGGCAGGCTGGTCTGCCGTTGGCGGTGTGGCGTGGGTAGCGCGCCGGTGATGTTCCTCGACGGCCCGCTCGCCGGGACTACGCGCGAGGTGCCGACGTGGCCGAATGGTGAACTGTCGCCGTACTTCAACGTGGCGACGCCGCCGAAGCTCGACCCGGCTGTATGGAGCGACCCGCCGCGCAGGATCTTGCCCGAGTCGCATACGTATCGGATCAAGTGCAATCGGCTGAGCTACGGCCCGCAGTGGGTCGGGGCGATCGGCGATAAGGTCGGCGAGCAGATCGTCACGGTGCTGCCGTACGACGAGCGAGCCCGGCACGCCGTCGGCGTCGACGAGTTCGAGGAGTACATCACCCGCAACGCCTACCAGAGCGCGCAGCGGCACGCCCAGGGCGAGGGCCTGGTCGCCGTTGAGGTGCACGAGGTTTGGCGTGGCACGCAAGCCGAGGCCCGCGAGCAGATGGTGCGCGAGGGCAAGCCAGTGAAGGGCGCCCCGGCGTTCCTCGACGCCGACGGCCCGGTGTTCCTCGACTCGACCGTGTTCGTCGTGCACGAGGCCGTGGCCGTCCCGAAAGATCAGGCGCGGGAGGTGATTCTGTGACTGACACCGGCACCCCGCTGGACGACTTGACGCCCGAGCAGGCCGAGCGTCTCACGCGGTCGCTGCGGCGGTTCAACGAGGCGATGGGCTGGCAGCTCGACCACGCCCGGCAAGAGTTGGACCGTGACCGGCTGCGACGGCTGTTCGGGACCAGCTAACGCCGGCAAAGGTCGCCGGCCTGACTGTCGTCGCAGGTAGATGCGGTGCGGGTCTGGAAGTTGGCAAACGCCCCTCGGGTAATCCTCGGGGGGCGTTCTGCTTTCCATGTTGACGCACATACAGCCGATGTGTTTGCATATCAACACACACCACGGGATAGGAGCCCCAAATGTTCACGATGATTGTGCAGATGCATGGCCGCCAAGAGGTCACGGAGCACGCCACGATCGCCGAGGCCCGCAAGCGCCTTGCCGCTATCGCTGTCGCCAGCCACTCGCGCGTCGCGGGTGACGACACCACGGGCGAGTTCATCCTGCGCGACCGCGACGGCGGCGACCGGGTGCTCGGCTGGCCGTTTGGTGCGTACCAGATCACGAAGATTGCGGCGCCGCTGCCGGGCGGCGAGGTTGAGGCATTGTTCCCCGGTAACGCCGAGTACGTCGCCGCGCTTATCGCGCACGCCGTGCGCAACGACGGCGAGCCGCAGGTGCGGGGCTGTGAGCTGTGCCGCGAGTCGCTGCGGTTGTGGCTGGCCGCCGAAATCGACTGGCGCACCGTGCAGGCCGCTCGTGAGGCCGAGCGCGCGCTCGCGGCGGCTACGGCGCGGTACATGATCGACGAGCGGCTCGACGCCGACACGGTGCAGATGATCCGCAACAGCGACCGCGACGGGCGCGGCCTCCTGGCGGCGATTGTGGCCGAGTGGCTCAAGCTGCACCCCGAGCTGGCCGACCGGGATCGGCACGCTGTGGCTGCGGCGGCCAATGGCTGGCAGCGTTTCGACTACGCCCTCGTGCCGTCGCAGGTGCGTTACGCCCGTGATGGCGGCGAGCTGGCGATCGTCGAGTACGACGACGAGCGCGCGGCCCGCAGCGCCGAGCTGTACGTGCACGGCGTGTGCGACGCGGCGCTGATGCGGTGCTGCCCCGAGGACGACCTCGGCGACGTCGACGGGTGGCTCGTAGCGGCCCCTGTGCCGCTCTGAGAGCTTCAAACAGGTGAGGGAAAGGGATAACATGGCGACCATGACAATTACGAGGTACACGGCGGTTGTGACGCCCGGCGAGGAGGTGCACGCGCTCATCCACGTGCCCGAGATCGACCAGTGGACGCAAGCCCGTAGCGAGGATGAAATCGAGCCGATGGCGCGGGATCTGATTGCGACGTGGCTCGACGTGCCGGTCGAGTCGGTCGAGGTCGAGGTACAGCGCGGCTGACGTCACAGCGACACGAGCGCCCCTGAGTCAATGCGACTCGGGGGCGCTTTGTTGTTGACATGCATACAGCGCGGGTGCTACTGTATGTATACCAACAACTCAACAGGGATAGGAGCCCACAATGCCGAAGCGCAACGAGGTAGTCACCAAGATTCGCAAGGCGGCCAAGGCCAAGGGACTGAAATTCAAGTCGGTTCGCAGCGGTGCGAATCACGAGATTTTCGACCTCGACGGCGTAATGGTCCCGATCGGGAATCACTCGATCTTGGACGGTTACCTGGTACTCAAGATCTACAAAGAGTGCGAGCCAAAGCTAGGCAAAGGCTGGTGGCGATAACCACAGCGACGACGCCCTCGACCTCACGGTCGGGGGCGTTTTCGTTTCTGTGTTGACATGCATACAGCGACGGGCTATTGTATGTATATCAACAGCGCGAGCGGTTGAGATTGACAACTCAAGAGTGACAGTGGATAGGAGCCCACAATGACTGATTTCTACATTCCGCGTTTCCTCTCGCCGAGCTGCTCGTTTACCTACGACGAACTCGGTAAGGCCCTCGCCAAGCTGCAGCCGCGCCTGAACAAAGCGACTGAGGCATGGCTCGCCGCCAAGCGAGACCACGGCAGCGAGAGCCCCGAAGAACACGCCCTCTGGCCCGAGCTCGACCGGCTGGAAATGGCCAAGGCCCGCATCCTGCGCGAGGCTAATCGCCTCGACAAGATCAACGGCCTGGCCGCCGCGATGCCCCTCTAACCGACTACGCCCCGCCGGGCCGACCACACCGGCGGGGCGTTTTCGTTTTCGTCGATGCCCGCCGACGCCCGCCGAAGCCCGCCGAGGCCCGCCGACGTTCGCATACGTGGCGTGATTGGCGCGCGTCGCTTTTAGACTGCCGATCGCAACAGCACAGCTGTACCCAAAACGGCCCCGGCGCTCCGAAATGGAGTGTTGGGGCCGTTCCCATTCCAGGCGTCGACCAGCGTTGCGCGGCCTCCTATCCCCGCGCCCTGGTCGACGTCTACGCCCGTCGCCGTGATCCCGACACTGGCGCTATGCGCGCCTCGGCGCGATCCGCTGCAGCCCCTCGCCGCGTTGGCTGGTCACCACGCGAGCACCGGCGCAGCGCAGCGCTACAGAGGTCGACGCGATCCGGCGGCGGGCACTTACTTCACGAGAGGAAACGCCATGTCCGACACCGCACCTGACGCCGCCACTGAGGCCCCCGCACAGGAGGCCCCCGCAATGGCCCCTGCTGCCCGCGCTGAGGCACTGGCGGCCAATGCCAGGGGTAAGGGGAAGGGGCGGCAGGCTACGGCGTACGTGGCCCTCGACCCGGCCGAGGCCAACCGTAGGGCCAGGCGGCGGCCCGCTGCCGAGGCGCGCAAGCCTGTGGCGCACGAGCCGTACGAGTGGTGAGGCTTTCACCACGGCGCGCTGAGAGTTGGTTCTGTACCACCAGCATGAAGCTGGGCGAGCTGGTCGAGGCGCTGGACCTACGCAAGCGGTACGCCGAGCGACACGGTGAACGTGCTCGCCTGTTCGTGTTCTCGGTCGGCAAGCTGCTGATCGTTTGGGACCGAGACAGCAAGCCATGAGCGAGGGTCGCAACACTGCACGGCGCAACAGGTTTCGGCGCTACTGGCTGCGGCGGCGCGAGGATTGCGCAGTGTGCGGCGAGCCGATCGACTACGAGGCGCATCACCTGCACCCTGACTCGTTTCAGGTTGACCACATCACGCCACTGGACGCAGGCGGCTCGGACACGCTCGACAACACGCAGCCGACGCACCGCAAGTGCAACCGCGACAAGAGCAACAAGCTGCCCGACAGCGGCGGCCCGGCGCCTGCCTCGGTGGGCGTCACGTTCGTGACCGAACGGCACTGGCGACCCTGACCTCAGCAAAGGGGTGGGGGAGTACTCCCCGACCCCTCCCCGGTGCACCTCGTAGGCAT